GCCCTTCGGTTGCGACGTCGAGGCGGTGCACGATCTCAAGTGCATCGCGTTCGAGTCGACGCAGGCGGGACAACCAAGGGGCGGCGTTGATGCGCCGCCCTTGGTGTACCTTGCCCACGATGCCGTAGTCGTTCCAGTCTGGCATCGCTTTCTCCTAGTACTGCAGAGCCGTCGTGGATGGCTCACAGAGCCGCCAAATTGAACGCTGCCAGTAGGGTGGCGTCCAGCCCATTCGAATGCCGTTGCCGTCGTTATCGACGGGAATCGGACGCAATGCCTGCCCGGCTTCGTCTCGCCAATGGAATGCGTCGATCGGATCGACGATCCAGCAGTGGACAACGCCAGCCCCGCGCGCCGCCGATTTGCCGAAATGACGCACGGTCGACAGCAGCCGCTTCACCTCCGATACGTAGCCGATGCCGGTGGCCGTCCACTGCCAGGCCGTGTAGCGGCGTTGCGGCACTCGGTAGTCCATATAGGGACCGGCGACCTGTGACGGATAACGTCGCGGCCGCTTGTCGCCGAGGCTGGCCATCAGGCCCGGCATCGCAAACGGATTGTCGGCCGTGCGTCGGTGGATGTGCATCGTTGATCGATGCAGATCTTCCGGCACAAAGTCGGTGGACGTCCAGAGTGGCAGCCCGTCGATCGTGCGATCGAGCTTGAGTGGGACGCGCAGCCAGTAGTGCTGGCCGTGCTTCGGTGCGGGGAATGGCGCGCCTTGCAGGGCTTGCTGCACCATCGCCCACGCCAACAGCGAGTCGAGCGCCACGGGATCGTTGCTAGCCACGGCCGTCTCGGTGACGACCGTCACGCGGAATGGCTGTGGGTCTTCGACCTTGTCGAGCTTGTCGAGCGTCAGCGCGTAGGCGTCGAAGGCCGGGTGGTGGATCACATCGTACACAGCGGCACCTCCGATCCGAACGTGCCGTCGATCAGCCCGGCGCGCAGGTTGTCGCGGTTGTCGCGCAGGTACTGCAGGTACTCGTCGGCGTGCGCCCATCGCTCGTCGTCAGGGTAGTCGGCGATCAGCGCCGAGTGGCCCTGGGCATTGCGGGCGCCGATGAATCCGCCGTTCGCGTCCTGCCAGTCTCTGAGCGCCTGCAGGGTGAAGCCGATCGTCAACGCGCGCGTAAACGGTTGCCAGCCGACTTCGAAGAGGACTTCGGTGTGCGCCGCCAGCGTCTCGTAGGAGAAGATCATCTGGCCGGATTCTTTGTCCTTGCCGCCAATGCCGCCGCGCGTGCGGGTGACCTCGTTGACCAGGTCGAAGATCGACGTCTCGGACCGGACTGCGCCGTCCGTCTTGCGTTCGGTGATCCAATTGTTCTCGCGGCAGACGATCCACGAAGCGATCGAGACCTGCGAGCGCGTGAGCACAAATTGGTCCGCCGATCCGCCAAGCGCGTCGACAAGCGGGTAGTGGCTGCGCATCTTGGCTTCGAGCAGGTCGGCCGCGCCCGGTGCCTTCGCGCCCTTCGAGGTGTTGCCGCCGGCATAGAGGAAGCGCTCGACGCCGATCGGCAGGCCACTGCCAGGCGTGAGCCCGAGCTCTTGCAGAAGGCGCGTCGCGCCCGGTGCGCGCACGAGGCTGTGCCGGATCGAGTTGCCCGAGATCGCCGGGATCCGCGCGGTGAGCGCCCGGCCTTTGGTGCCCTGCAGGGTGGCAAGCTGCTCATCGGTCGGCGAGTAGGATGCGCCCGTTTCGAGATCGCGCCCGGCCGCTTCGGCGTAGTTGACGCTTCGTGCCTTGAGCCCTTCCGCCAGCATTCGCGCCGTCATAATCACAAGTTCCGGTGCTTTGCCGATCGCGGTGAGCGCGGCCGATTGCACCGGCTTCGGCAGGCCATAGAGCGCGAGCAATGCCGGGTGTGCAGACTGCCGGGGCATCGAGAGCTGCAGCTTGCGCGCGAGATACCCCCAGGCGTTCGCGAACGTCGAGCACGATGTCGCCGCATCGACGAGCCGTGAGTGCAGATAGTGGTAGCGCTCGACGCCAGAGAAGAGCCCTTCGCCGTCGCCTGCGTAGTTCACGGGGAATTGCACCGCAAACATCGTCCCAACGAGCTCAGGCCCCGTCAGGCTCTGCAAAAACGGGAAGTTGGACTCAGGTAGTGGGAACGCCTTAAAGATCGCTCTGAGGGCATCCTGGACGCTCTCGTGTGGCCCTTCAATCGCGCCTTCCCTGAGCTGTGTCAGTTCCCGAGCAAAGAGAACAGTGTTGTTTGGGCCGGCGCTTCCGGCGCCCGCTTCGCCGTGGGCGACGCTGGCTGTGGCACGGGCAGTGAATCGGTATGGTTGGGTTCTGTCGGACATTCGGTAGCCTCCTGTTTTTGCGCCATTATCAGCGCGGCGAGAAAGTGTGGATGGGTACGGTGTTGCTTGAGCTCTCGTTCGAGCGCGTGGGTGACGTCGAGCCCGAGCTCGCGCACGGTTGCGGGTGAGTCGTACAGCGATCGGCCGATGACGGGCTTCGAGAAGCCGCTCGTGTAGGCGTGCTCGATCAGGTCGAGACACTCGACCAGCGTCGGCAGATCGACGACGTAGTTGGATGACACGCCGCGTGACGTGTCGTGGATGTAAATGGATGCGGCGCGCCCTTGGCTGACCTTCGCCATTGGCCAGACGCGCTTCTTTGGGTCGGTCGTGAGCACCAGGACGCGTGGTGTAGACAGATCGTCGAGCAGCTCACGGATCAGCGCGGACCAGGTCGGCCGATCCTCGGTGACGCTCTCGGTCGAGATCACAGGGAAGACCACGTTGCCCGGCCTGGCACAGATCGCTCGGTGCCAGTACTTCGGCTTGCGCCAGACCTCGGCGCAGTGCGCGCAGATCCACTCGTCGTTGAGCTCGAAGATCGCCGTCAGGTTGGCCGACGTCTTGTCGAGGATCTCGTTGCGGTGGTAGGCGTCCGTCGAGTGGATCCCACAGATCCCGCACGCGCCTGCCTGCGTGCCCCGCTCGACGGGCGTCTCGATCAGGATATTGGATACTGTTAGCCTCATGTGGGCATCATACCACTATTTGACGGGTCGCAAAAATAATTTGTAAATTTGAAAATAAGTACTTGACGTCGGTCAAGTAGTTCTATATAGTGGCTTCTGTCGACGGGCAATGACGCTCTCGACAGACATTAACCACGAAGGAGAACGCTATGACATTCGAGAACACCGAGATCACCGCCACCATCGAGACCCTGACCGCTCAGTACCCCGGTTGCGCCGTTTGGACCTGCGAGGCAGGCCACACCACCGACGGTCGCCAGGTTCTGGACGCTCTCGTCTACCGCACGGCAGACGAGATGGAATCGGACCAGGACAACACCGGCGCCATCGCGCGCGCTCTTGTCCTGGCCTAGTCACTTCACACAGACGGGCGGGCCGTCCCGCCCACAACCACGAAAAGGAGAACGCTATGAAGGACATCATGATCGTCAATATGACCCAGCACCCCGCGACGCCCGAGCAGCTTGCAGCCGGCGTCTTCGATCCGACACCCGAAGAGCGCGCCGAGATCGTCGCGCTGCTCACGTTCGACACCTTGCCCGAGAAGGGCGAGATCGAGGAGCGGGCAGAAGAGCTTGCGCTCACCGCGCTTGCGATCCTGGCCGCGCGCGAGCGTTCCCTCTCGCACCAGGAGCGAGAGCGACTTATGGAGAGGGGGACCGTCACCTACTTCGCGATGATCGGCGGGGCGCCGTACCTGATGCCCCATCTTGAGAACGAGATGGTCGGGGCGGGCGTCAATCCGCTCTACGCCTTCTCGACGCGCGAGTCCGTCGAGGAGACGTTGCCGGACGGGAGCGTCAAGAAGACGGCCGTGTTCCGGCACAAGGGCTTTGTGGCGCCCACCCTGTGCGCCGAAGTCATCGAGTAGGCCGTAAGCAAGGGCGACTGAGGGCAACTTCAGTCGCCCCGCAAAAATAATTCATTATTTGAAAATAACTACTTGACGACCGTCAAGTACTTTGATATATTAACAATGTCAGGAGGCAATGACGCCCCGACAAACACAAAGGAGATATGAGAATGATCACGACGACAAGCAACTTCAAGAAGACTCACGGCAAGCTCATCATCGGCGGCCAGGATGTAGTGATGTCACAGGATGTCGCCGCGCCGCTTCTCGGCACCGCCATCTACTGCGACGGCGGTTGGTACCAGGTCACGGTGCTCTTCACCCGGCGGACGCCCGTGGCGCCGATGTACGTTCTCGGCGGCGTCAAGATCACCGCCAAGCGCGCGGCCGAATTGACTGCGATATTCGAGATCAAGAAAGAGCTTGAGGCGATCGCCTACGGTTGCCCGCGATTCTCGGGATCGAACGCCGACGAGATCCACGCCGTGCGCGCTCAGTTCGACACCGTGCGCACCAAGCTCAACGCCTTCGACGCCAAGCTCGTTGACGACTGCTACCAAGGTAGCTTCGCCGGCAACGGCCGTCCTGGTGTCTGGACTCGGCCGAGTCACCTGATCGGCGAATAACGACCGACCCACAACCACAAGGAGAGACAATGACCAACAACAAGATTCGCAATGCAGTTGAGCAGTTCATCGCGGACGGATTCGAGTACATGTACGACGATCGGGATCTGATGAACGTCGATCTGTACCGTACCGCCATCATCGACGAATTCGTGCTGTTTTTGGCAGAGACGCGCGCGTGCAGCGGACTGAGCTGGCGTGCCCACTTGGCCGCCAATTGCACGGTCGAGACGCTCAACCAGGTTGCCGCCGAATGGGTGGCCGCGAACCTGCCGCCCGTAGAAGAGGAGGTGGAGTAATGGCCACCAAAAACACACGCCGGGAAGAGCGGCGCCTGACCAACATCCTTATGTCGGCCTATGCCGTGTACAACTGCACGGGCAACTACCGCCAAGCATTGCAGACATTGCACGACGTGATGGGCGTCACGACCGATGCCCATCTGATTGCCGAGATCACGCCCACGATCGAGTGGCTCAACACGATGGTATAGGAGGAACTATGGACTGGAACAAGCTTATTCTCGACCACGTCACCGTGCCGAAGCCGCCCGTCACCGAAGTCGGGTGGCGGGTACGACGGACAGACACCACCACACGTTTTGAGGTCACCGTCGATGATGGCGACACCTGGACGCAGACGCCCTCGTGCGATCGCCCCACGGCCGGCGACATCGTCCGCGCAGGGTACGCCATCTTCGCGCAGTATCCTGGGGCGCGGGTCGTGGAGTACGAGGAGATCAACGGGGTCTGGATCCCACGGATTGAGGAAGAGGAGGCCGAGTAATGCGTTGCCCATCCTGCGCTTTCCGTGACAGTGCCATCTACGATTCGCGGCCGATCCGTGATGCGATTGACGGCGTGTGGCGGAGGCGCAGATGCCTGGGCTGCGAGTACCGCTGGACGACCTACGAGCGCAACACGGCCGAGATCCACGACGACGTGACGCTCGACCAGGCCGTGAACTGCCTGCGCCAGCTGCTGGACGCCGTCGAGGACGGCTTCGACGTGGACGACCTGAACGCTCACCCGGCGATCCAGCGCGCACGATGGTCTGCGATGAAGATCCTCAGGCGCGCTTGACCGGCGACAAATAGCAGAATAGAATCAAGCCATGGAACCGAACATCGAACAAATGATCAACGAAATTGAGCCGGACCGGATGTACGGCACCAGCAGGGCAGGGCAGATCCTGCGCTGTAGTCGGCAGAACGTCGCGCTGCAGTGTATGCACGACCGGCTCATCAGCACCAAGCTCGACAACGGGCAATATCTCATCAAGGGCTCTGACCTGATCGCATTCCTGCGCGTCAGAGCCCCGCGGAACACCAGCAAACGGCAGGCGATGACCGCGCTGACTGCCGGCGCGTCCTAACGGGCGCTCGATGCTGGGATCCTGGCGTAGCGCAACATACGCCAGTACGGGGAACGGGCGGCGCCCGCACCGTTCCCCTCTTCCCACAAGATTTTGAGTTATGGCGGGATGTTCTTTTCACGGTAGGGTGCCAGTCTAGGCATTGTTCGGGCAAGCGCTCGCGACAACGGGGCGTAGACTGGTGCTGAGAGAGTCAATCGAACAAAAACGTACTGGGGTGTCGGAGGCTCTCACAAACCGAGCAGCAACTCGGCGCGGCTATAGGAGTGTAGTCGCGATCAAATGCTAGGCAGTGATCCTGCCGCCCGCCGCCAGTTCGAGAGGCGCCACTCGTTGGGCTACGAGCCCTGATCAAACGCAATTTGAGTCGAAGCAAGCCCTTTGGGCAGGTTGATACCTGCCCATTTTTTTGACATGGAGGAACCTATGCTGACGATACTTCTTGCTACCATCTTCTCACTCACGCCTATCTGCATCGACAATCCCGAGACGCTGATCAAAGAGCGCGCGCCCCGGCCGGTGGTGGTGGGCGTGCTGAACGGCAGCAGCGTGCAGCGCGTCGAGGCGTTCACCTATCTGCAACAAACGAAACGGCTCACGGGTGAGGCCATCCGATGGGAGCGCGCATCGATCGCCGTGCAAGTGGCGATCGCTCGGCATCCGTTCAAAGAACCGGGTGACTTGGTGGACTACCTCACCGGCGCGGCGGCGTTCGTCGACACGCCTATCTTGCGCTTGCAGGTTGTCCCGCGGATCACCCTGGCCGAGACGATCACGCGCTACCTTCTGGCCAAAAGTCCGGACGACCGGCGATTGTACGGTGAGCTGCTCTATGCCGTGTCTGAGAACCGGGCAAACTCGTGCTCGTTCTGGCGGTAATTGAATTGCAATGCCATTGCTACGATGCAATCACCTAGCAAACAAGTAGCAAACAACTAGCAAACAAGCGGGCCGTTGGTTGACAAATTGACGGCCCGCCAGTATAGTAGATCTGCGGTCGGGAGTGACGCCCCGCGAGACAGCCGCAAACGAAAGGGAACACAACTAGGATTCGTGAGAGCCTTTTGCGAAGGCGGGTCAGGTCTGTAGGCCGTCAACCTACATTCCCTTTCTACCTGCCCGTTCTTCGCAAAGGGCTTTTGCTTTTGGAGGTACGGATGGAACCAAAGATCGATCCCGAGTTCAAAGCCCTGCTCGCGCCGTTGTCGGCTGAGCAGTATGCCGGGCTTGAAGAGGACATCCTGGACCGAGGATGCCTGGACACCATCAAGCTCTGGAATGACACCATCATCGATGGTCACAATCGCTTCTCGATCTGTATGCGCCACGGCGTGATATTCCAGACCGAAGAGCTTGACTTCGATTCCCGCGAGGATGTCATCGAGTGGATGATCCGCAACCAGATCAACCGGCGCAACCAAACACCAGAGCAGATCAGCTACTTTCGCGGCAAGCTCTACGAGCAGAAGAAGAAGCAAGGACAGCGAACTGATTTAACTTCTGGGCAAAATGTCCAGAAGTTAAGCGCTCAAGCCATCGCCGAAGATTATGGCGTGGATGAGAAGACGATCCGCCGTGATGCTGACTTCGCCAAGGCGATTGACACCATTGGCAAGCAGGTTGGCGAGGATGTGAAGCATCAGATCTTGTCAGGCGAACTGCCAGTCACGAAGAAGGATGTCGTCAAGCTCGCGCAGATGCCCGAGGAGAAGCGCAAGGCAATCACCGAGAAGATTGCTACCGGCGCAACGATGGCCGACGCGATCCGCGAAGAAAAGCGCGCCGAGGTGATCGCGCGCCTGGAAGATGTCGAAGCACGCGAAGCCAAAGAACTTGCCGGACAGTATGACGTGATCGTTATCGATCCGCCTTGGCCAATGGAAAAGATCGAGCGCGATGTCAGGCCCAACCAGACCGAGTTCGACTACCCAACAATGAGCGAGGAAGAGCTTGGCGACATGATCCTTCCCGCCGCTGATGATTGTCATCTCTGGTTGTGGACAACGCATCGATTCCTACCTATGGCCTTTCGCCTTCTCGATGCGTGGGAATTCAAGTACCTATGCACGTTCGTCTGGCACAAGCCGGGCGGCTTCCAGCCGATCGGCCTTCCACAGTACAACTGCGAGTTCGCGTTATATGCCCGTAGAGGCGCGCCGAAGTTCATAGATACCAAGGCCCTGCCTGTCTGCTTTGAAGCGCCTAGAGGGGCACACAGCGAGAAACCAGAGGCATTCTACGAGGTGGTCAGACGGGTAACGGCCGGGCGGCGGATCGACATCTTCAACCGACGCTCGATCGAAGGCTTTGAGTCCTGGGGGAAGGAGGCAGGCGAATGAGCTACGAACGCGACAGAAAATGGTCGGATGCCTTTATGCCTGAGATCAAGGCTATCCTGGGAATGCACATCATCGGCGAAGCGCCCTACGAAGAAGACGCACATCGCAACACAGACTTAATCGTCCTCAAGATGGAAGCCATTCGCATTGCCGTCCGGATGCGCACCTACAAAAACTTCGAGAAGTATCCAAACGATTTTACGATACGAGTGAGTCGTGGTAGCGGCAATGAGACTGAAATGATGAAGATTATGAAGGGCTTCGGCAATTTGATGTTCTATGGATTTGAGGATCAAAACGGGCGGCACGTTGGACGTTGGACGATAATTGATCTTGACGTGTTCCGTGGCGCAGTCTGGGATAGGCAACTGAGAACCAAAGAAGTACCGGGCTTCTTGAGAACCAATCCTGATGGTTCATCAGATTTTCGCGTGTTCCGCTTTGCTGAGTTCCCACCGACGCTGATTCGTGCGCAAGGCGACGGATTCCCGCAGTTCTCGCGGCCTACAGCCAAGGCCATTGAGCTGACACACGCAGACATCCCATTCTAGGAGGTACGGATGCCCACCAATCCAAACGCCAAGCTATTCAACGAGTGGGGCGCGTTCGCCGTGATCCCACACGAATTCATCGACGCTTCGACGGCCTATTCTGATCAGGCCTTCCGGCTCTTCGTGCTGCTGATGCGGTACACCAACGGCAAGACCGGCGAAGCATTCCCGTCCTACACCCACCTTCAGAGCCTGACCGGATGGTCTACGAAGACGATCGCCAAGGCGATCCGGGAACTCGAAGCGGCCGGCTGGATCGTCCGCAAAAAGCAGTTCTCAGGCCCCACCCACTACACGCTTGTACGTCCCCAGTCCTTTCCGACGGAAAGGATTGACAGTACTTCCCTAGGGAAAGGAATGCGCTTTCCTACGGAAAGGACTGCACTTTCCCAGGGAAAGCCTAAAAAGAACGAGATTAAATATATCGAGAGTAAAAAGATCGAGAGAGAAGAGGCGGCGCATTCGCGCCTTCCCGCGCTCGATCAGCCGGATCTGCTCACCGTCGAGCCCAACGCCGTGAGCGTGCTACTTGAGATCTTCCCATCAACACCGATCTACTCGCAGGAAGTCATCGACGCCGCCGACATCCGCGATCTGATGCTCTGGCGGCAGGTGCTCAGCGATTGGCGGGACAACCGCTATTCGACCCGCAACGTCACCGGTATGCGTGACCGGTACAAATCGCAACTCGCCAAACAGGAGGAACAGGCCAATGGACAGAATCGCACTCGACAGAACAAGGGTCGCCCAACTCAGCTCGACGCCGCCCGCGCCTACAACGCAAGAATGCAAGCCGCTCTTGAGCGACGAGCGGCTCGATCTGCTGGTACAGGTGATTCAGAGAACCAGAACAGCGAACAGCCTGCCGCTCTTGTTCGACGATGAACTACCAGGTCATCTCGACACGTGGGCAACGGCCCTGAAGGACGTTGCGGATGGGCTGCTACTGACCGCGTGGGAACGGGCCTTCGCCGACCACGATTGGCGTGAGCGCCCATTCCTGAAGCCGGGTGACGTGCTCGAAGCCGCTCACCGTGTGATCCTCGAGGATCGGCAGCGGCGCGAGCAGGAAGAGCACTACAACCGGCGACGCCACGCGAAGGACGAGACCTACGCTTGCCAGTACTGTCACGATGCCGGCTATGTGCCGCTGATGCTTCACTGCCCAACCTGGAAGGACTGGCGCAAGAGTGCATACCCGTGCTCGTGCTCTGCGGCGCCCATCACGCAACGCCAGCCGTGGCCCGGTGCTTCGGATTGGGAACGCGATCGAGATTCCGGCTATTGGCAACCTGCCAGGCCTGAGCAGAGCCCGCGGTGCCCGTGCCTGTTCTGCAAGAACAAAGCTGACCAGCGATAATTGGCCACTTGACGCCCGGAATATAATCGACTACTCTCACAATCGGAGGAACGCAATGTCAACGCAAACATCACCACGCAACTATACCGAAGCGGAGCGCAGCGGCGCCTTCCGCAATGACCTGCCGCCGTCCGAGTGGCAGTTCTCTGAGATCGTCCAAGTCGACTTACCCAGCGGCTACCGATGCCACGTGATCACCCGGCTGTCCGAGTACGAGCTGATCAACGGCCGCTTCTATGCGCACTCGACCTACCTGGGCCGGCGCGTGCGATTTGTGCAATCGTCCGTGGTTGTCGACGGCGAGCCGCTCGAGGACTGGAAGCCGGTGGACGCGCGCGGGAATCGCGTCAGGCTCATCGTCCCGATTATCGAGATGAAGATCTTGCGCAACCGTGGCCGTTACACGATCGACCTGGAAGGCGACGGCATCCTGCGCGGCCGGATCGGCTACGGCGGCGACAACAACTCAGCCCTGACCGTCCGCAAAGAGATCTACACCAAGTGTACCGACCTGCGCGATCTGATCACCGCGCATTGGCAGAAGACGCTTGGCATCAACTGGAAGAGCCAGGGTGCGCAACTGATCACCGCCGTCAAACAGGTCCACGACCAGATTATTGATCAGCAATTGAGGGCGGAATGGTGAAGAGCTACAAGAAATTCCGTGGGCGCATCATCCCGTCTGAGCACACGCAGCAAGCGCTGCTCATCTCGTGGGCCGACCTGGTCAAGGGTCAGTACCCCGAGCTACAGCTGCTCTTTGCCATCCCGAACGGCGGCGCACGATCGGCAAGGGCCGGTGCGATGCTCAAGCGCGAGGGCGTGAAGGCAGGCGTGCCGGATCTGTGCCTGCCCGTTGCGCGCCGCATCTGGCACCACCTGTACATCGAGCTGAAGGCAGGTGACGGCCGGTTGTCAGAAAAGCAAAAGGACTGGGTCGAAGCCCTGTCGCAGCAGGGCAATTGTGTTGCCGTGGCCTATTCTTTTGAGGAAGCCAAGGGCATCTTGGTCGACTACCTGGAAGGACGCCTATGATCGACAAACTCTTCGCATTCAACCAGACGTGCTACGTCCGGCGCCACGAAGACGAGAAGCCGGAAGTGCACACGCGCATCGTGCGCAACCTGACGCAGCCTGACAAGGTCATCTACGGCGAAGTCACGATTGACGGCGTGACGTGGGTGATGCGCCATATGCACCAGGATCGCTGGATGTCGATCGGCAAGAAGGTCGATCTCGACGCGATGATTCAAGGGCTCGAAGCCGAGCCACTATCCGCCCGCGAGCGGGAACTCGCGACAACACCGTGGCAACAATGCACCCGACGCCGGGTGATGTAACCGCAACCAACCATCGGAGGAACACGATGCCCGTCTTACTCGCACCCATCGCAAAACGACTCGCCGCCCGTGGCCTATGGGCCGGCTTTCGCGCTTGGCGCAACCGTCGCAACAATCGCACCATCACTGAGGAGGCTACCTTGTCAGATTCACGCACGTCCACATCTGAGAATCGGTCCATGTTTGACTGGCTGATGTTCTTGGCCATTCACGTCATCATCATCGGCGGCATCAGCTACGCCGGATGGAACGTCTACGGCGAGCGGCTTGGCATCTGGGTCGCCGCATCGGCCTCGGTCGCCGGCATCACGTCGGCATACCTGTACGCGAAGATCGTACCGGGTGAAACATTTATGAAGGTCATCCTGGGACTGATCGTCGCCGCCAATGCGGGCTACATCGTCCACAACGGGGCGCGCAATATGGGCATTGAGAGCTTTAACTCGACGCAGGTCCGCAAGTACGAGATCGGAATGGCCGCTGCTGCTCGCGCCCGTACACGCGCCGTCGCCAGCGCCATCGGGCTCAATGCCAGCGCATCCACGCAGCTTGAGCGCGCCTTCGCGGACTCGACCGCCACGATCGCCGCCATCCTGGCGTTCCTTGAGCTGTGCGCGGCAGTCACTTTCTTCGCGATCTCGTCCAAGCGGGTGAGCGCGATCGAGAACCAGGGACGGCAGATGGCTGCTGTCCCGTTGGGCTTCGCATCATCGACGAACTACGCCACGCCCGCCTACACCGGGAACGATCGCCCAAAAGCCTGAGCCCGGACGCGCCGGGCGTTCACACGATTCACTCGTCCCTCTTCGTACCAATGACAACTACCACTGAGGCCACATATGATTCAGAAAGTCCTGGATATAGTGCAGATCGTCATTATGGCAATCTCGATGCTGCTGATCATGGCAATCTTCGCTTTGATCGTGATCGGGCGATTCAAAATGGCGCAACAATGTCTCAGCCAGTTTTAACCATCACCGGAGGAACCTATGAGCCCGAAGCCGCTGCTAGTTATTCTGACCGTTCTCGGCCTGTCAGTCGGTTGGTTATACCGATACGAGCTGATGTTGTGGATCGGGAAGATCCTGCTGACGCAAGCATTGACCAGCCAATGACCCCCACCATCACAGCCGTCACACCGCCACCACCCGCCACGATCCCGGCCTCGACGTCCAAGCGTCGGGGCCGTCCCCGCTCTGCCGATGCGTCGCGCCCCTACGTGGAAGCCGTCAAGGCGAGCAAGGGTACCTGGGCATTCCGTCTGCGCTGGAAGTACAGCGCGATCGATCGCCCGATCATCTACGTGGACAGGGTATCTGACGAGGTATACGATCTGATCAGGAAGGACTACTATGAAGAGTACAAAGAAGCCATCATCCGCAACTATAAGGGCACCGTACCATCCCGTCACTCAGCCGCATGAGATCGGCTCGGCGCTAATGGAAATCTTGCAGCTCGCGATCAAGAACAGCGACCCCACGACCGAGAAACTCGCACGCTCGATCATCACGACGAGCTTCAACCACAAGATCGACTGGACGAAGCTCGGCCAGGAGGTGACGCAATGATCTTCATCACCTTCGAGGGCATCGACGGCGCCGGGAAGACGACGCTTGCCGATGCCGTGGCAATGGATCTATTCAAGCGAGGCTACAGCGTACAGAGCGGTTTTGCGCCGAGCTTTATCTTCACGCCACACCAGAGAATCCAGATGGCCCGGCTCACGCCCGCGGAAACGGCTCGCGTCCGGGCTTTTGCGGCCACGCTCTTCTTCGATGATCTTCAATCGCGTGAACGTGAGTTCGAGGACATCCCTGAGCGCACCATCTTGCTACAGGATCGGTGGGCCGAGTCCACCTACGTCTACCAGGGACTTGTAGGTGCGACATCTGACGGCGAGTTGCGTGATCACATCTACAAGCGGGCCCGGCAGATGACCGCGCCGGATCTGACGGTCTATCTGCCTGTATCCGGTCAAATCGCGTCCAGTCGCATCCTGGCGCGCGATGGCAAGGAATCCGACATCTACCACCTGAACAAGCTCGCAGCCGCCTACGATCGCATTTACTGCGCAGGAATGGGCATCTGGGATCAGCGAGTGTATCGCCCATCTGGTCACGCGACGTTCGATGAGATCGTCGAGAACGTGGCAGATCTGATCATCGACACGTGGAAGGAGAAGTATGGTTCTCAGTGATATGGGCTGGCACAAACTAGCAGAGGAAGAGCGCAGTGTCGTCTACCCGTACCACGATCGACAGATCCGGCTATCGGATGGGCGCCGGCGCATCTCGTACGGGCAGTCATCGGCCGGCTACGACCTGACGCTCGACAGCCGCGAGATCCTCGTACCCAAGCGCTTTGTCCTGCTCGATCCGAAGTCGGAACACATCCGGCGCGCTTATGACGCTGTGCCGCCAATCGTCGAGCAAGAGCGTGGTGACGTGTTCTGGGACATCCCGCCCGGCGGATCAGCGCTCGCGCTCACCGTCGAGACGATCGACATCCCGCGCGATCACGTGGGCATCTGCGTCGGCAAGTCCACCTATGCGCGGTGTGGTCTACTCGTCAACACCACGCCGCTTGAGCCCGAGTGGCGTGGGCGGCTTGTGTTGGAACTGCACAACATCCAACAGCACAACTCAATCCGCGTCTACGGCAACGAAGGCATCGCGCAGCTCGTGCTCTTCCGCATTGACGGGCCCATCTTTACGTCGTACGCCGACCGCCGCGGCAAGTACCAGAACCAGGACGAAATCACACCCGCGCGGGTGTTACCACTAGGAGGAACGCTATGAACGGATGGATGATCTTTTGGGCAATCGTGGGAATGCTCGCCTTGCTGTGGGGCAGGGCCGCCTATAACGACTTGCGTGTCGACGATGGGCCGCGGCCGTGGATTCGATTGACGATTGCCGGCATCTGCATCTTGCTCGCGCTCGATGGCCTGTTTACCGCGCTCGGTATCTGACAAAGGAGGACGCTTGGATGAATCGCTGCAGCTTTCGACGAACCTGATTGAAGCCGGCTTTGCCCTGCTCGATGGCGATCTGCCGGTGTTCACGAGTCACGCTTGGACGGACCACGTCCAGGCGTGGCACACGGCCGAGTCCAGTGTCACGGGCGAGCGATGGAAGCAGGCAGCCATCGCCGCGAGCATCGAGACGCACTACGGGGCCGGTGCAATCGACAAGTTCGCGTACGAGGTCGGCTGCTACCCACAACGCATCTACGAGTACCGCGCCGCCTACCGTCTCGCCGTCCAGTTCCGTGAGCGATTCGCCGCACGTCCGGAGAATCTCGAGTTCAGTCACTTCGTGGTGGCGTCGCAAGCACCCGAGCCCGTGGCGATGCTCGACCGCGCCGTCGAAGAGACGATGACGGTCCGCGAGCTCAAGCGCGAGATCGCCAAGCACACCGCACCGCCGCTGGAATCGACACTCGCGCCGATCGGCCAGGATACCGAGATCCAGGTACTCTGGCAGAACTGGCATCTTGCCGGGCAGTCACTCGCGCGCGCTGTGCCGCTGACATCCAACGCGATCACCTACGCCGAGGAAGAGGTCCGCTACATCCTGGAGATCCCCGAACAGACCGTGCAAAAGCGCATCCTGCACGCCATCCGCGACGACGGCCGCAACGAGGTCGACTCGATCGCGCAAGGCCTCGGCGCCAATCGTGACCACGTGCTGGTCTGGCTCAATCGGATGGTGGAATTGGGTATACTGCAGACGCGACGGCAAGAGCTGACAGAGCGCACACCGGGCGGACGTGGCCCGGCGCGCACCTTCTTCGAGATACCGGAGGGCGAATGACATCACATGTAAGGATGCTGCTGCGAGAAATGGTAAAGGCGTTTGTGCGATTTGTCAGGAAGCCATCGTACGCCTACCGAGAAGAAGCGCGACGCGCACGGTTGGACTTTGAGCAGATCAACGCCGCGACACCATACTCGAATCCGCCGCACTTGTTGAAGGAGGGCGAATGACGTTCAAACAGATTCAGCAGATGATTCGCGCAATGCGACCCGTGACCAACAAGGTGCCCGTCCTTGATTCGCGCAACTATGCCGCCGTGGTGGCGAGCTGGGGCACACCGGACAGCGTGGTGCAGATCGGGCCGATCGCCTTTCGCGAGACGCCCATCGGCTGGATCAGCGCGACGCCAATCACGCGCGCAGAATGGCGAGCGTACGAGTCCGCACCAAGCGAGTGGAAGCGAACCTGGGTCAACGAGGCCTGGGAAGACAACCTGCCGGCTACGGATCTGACGCTCAAGCAGATCGAGGCATTCATCGACAACATCAATTTCAGCCTGCCTGGGACGGGCCTGCCGGGTGAGTGCCGGTTGCCTACCCTGGGCGAAGCGCTCACGATGGCACTCGCCGTCGAGGATGTGTCGCTGCCGCTCAACGCCTACGGCACCTTCTCGTGGCAGCCGTGGATGCAGCCCGTCGCGTTCAATGAGCCGAACTCGTGGGGTCTGTGGGATACGGTCGGCTGCGTGTGGCAGTGGTGCTCAGACGGGCCGGACGAGCAGGACGTACTGCAGCCATCCGGTACCATCTACACGTACAAGCGACGGTTTGCGAGCGGCGGATCGTGGCAATACCGCGCGAAGGAATGCCTGCCCGAGGCGTTCGGCGGCCAAGGCTATTTCGCCATCGCGATGGATGAGAGGATCAACGGGCGTGACCTGGGCTTCCGCCTTATCGTGCCAAAGGCGGGAGCTGACGAATTAACTATTGACGTCCGACAAGTAGACGGCTAGTATAGCCGGTGTCAGTCATGTCAGATCTCCTTACTTTGGTTGAACCTGGGCACTCTCGCGAGTGCCCATTTTTTTTTGCCTATCTGTAATTATTTGCTTGACGGCCGTCAAATAGTAGGATATAACAACAATGTCAGGAGGCGCTAGACCTTCGACAAGACACAACCACAAAGGAGATTGACGATATGACCTGCCCACGTTGCCACGATGAGAATCTGACCGACTATCCAGTCTGCCCGTCCTGCGCCACCGAGTGCCACTTCACGGATCGCCCGTGCGCCCATTGTGTTACCGAGCGGCTCAACCTTCGCGATCGTGACGCTGCCCACTGGTCTGTCACCCTGCAGCCGATTGCCGAGCGCTTGCGCGTTCGTGGTGAGCTCGATGCGGTCGAGATCCTCGTCGAGTACTACTTCGACCAGATGCGCCAGTCATCGCCCACCGGTCATATCTGCGACACCTGCCAGGACACGGGCTACGTGACGCACGAGAACGCGCGTAGCTTCTCGAATCCCGAGGGTGACATCGAGATGCCGTGCCCGTGCCTGACGATGCGCGAGGCCATCGCCGGCGACCGCTTCGCCTATACCGTTGGCCAGGAAGAGATCCCGTTCTAACACAAAGGGCGCGTGCCTGAATCAACAAGCACGCGCCCATCGCGACCATAACGGAGGAAACGTCATGTACGACTGCATCTTAGAAGAGATCCCGACGACCGTCAAGCACGACGAGCGCCTGGCTGAGATCAATCGATTGCTGATCGATTCGGGCATCGGTCAGTTGCCATCGCTCGCCGCATTCGCCCGGATCCGGGCAGCGCGTGAGGCCGAGATGATAGCCGCGCTCAGATCGAATCACCAGGCCGTGACGCACTACACGATGCTGCCAGATGAGCGAATCGCCGAACGCCTGAGCTATTTGGCGATGGACATCGAGAGCGAGTTCCACACCACCACGACCCCGGCCGGTGTGATCGTGCTGACGTGGGACACCTTCAACGACGCCTACGTCAAGCGGATGGCCGAGTATACCGACGACATCGCAGGCCTGGAATACCAGCCAACCGAGTTCGAAGCAATGATGGACGCCGCGGACGTGGCGTACGATAACGCGAACAACTAAGAGAGGAACGCAGAATGAGTACCGCAATCGCAGTCCAACAAGCCGAGAGCGCATTGACGCCACGGCAGTACACACAAGAGCAGATCAAGCTCATCAAGGACAGTTACGCCAAGGGCGCATCCGATGCCGAGTTGCGCCTCTTCGTCGAGATCGCCCAACGCAAAGGACTCGACATCTTCCAGCGTCAGATCCATATGGTGAAGCGCTGGGACGGCAAACTGAAGCGCGAGGTGATGGACGTTCAGACGGGCATCGACGGCTACCGCTTGATCGCAGAGCGCACGGGCCGATACGAAGGGCAGGTCGGGCCGTTGTGGTGCGGCAAAGACGGACAGTGGGTAGACGTGTGGTTGCAGCCTGAGCCGCCCGCCGCCGCCAAGGTGGGCATCTACCGCACCGGATGCCGTGAGCCATTCTGGGGCGTGGCCCTGTACTCTGAGTACGTCCAGCTTGCCAAAGGTGACGGCGGCAACTACCACCCCAACGCGATGTGGCGCAAGATGGCCGCCAACCAGCTTGCCAAGTGCGCTGAGGCTCTCGGACTGCGCAAGGCGTTCCCTGGTGATCTGGCAGGCATCTACACGAGCGAAGAGATGGGGCAGGCCGGCAATCCCGTCATCGATGTGACGCCAATCCCTGAGCCCGCAGCCGCCCACGCGCCTGCATTGCCACCACCGCCGCCGGATGAGCCCGCCACCGATGAGCAGATCGAGATGATCGGCAAGCTGATCGAAGGGCTCGCGTTCCACAAGGTGCCGGATGAGAAGCTGCTTGCCGGCATCAAGGGGCTCACCAAGCTCAACCTGACGACCCTCGACGACCTGACGCCGCTCACCGAAGCGATGGCCGCCAACGTCATCGAGGTCTACAGCGCCAAGCTCGACAAGTTCGACGCCGCGAAGGCGCAGGCATAACGCTCACTGGCCCACAATCGCCCGTGGTGCCCTCTGGATTCGCCAGGGGTACCATCGGGCAGGGTGGGGCAATCAAACGCAAGGGAGAGGCTATATGAGCAGATATCGAGTAGACGAACCAATCCCCACATCCACAACCGCTCACATCTACGGCCCGGATGGACAAGTCATCGGGCAGATCTACGGAGCAGATGGCCCTGAGAGCCTGCGGTTCAAGCATTTTATTGAGGACTATGACGAGATCGTTGAAGTACTGCGCAATGCGGCTAAGATAGCATTTGATATTACCGTTGGTGACTTCGATTATGGCGACGTCTTCAAGTTCCGCAAACAAGTTGACGTTTTGCTTGAGTGCATTGACGGCGAGGAGACGGAATGAGCCCAACCACACGCACAATCCGTGACTTCCTGGGAATCGTCCTTGGCCTACTGTCGCTGCTGGCTCTGTACAGCGTCGCAGCCATCGTGATGGACGACCCGATGCAACGACCCGCGCCAACGCACATCGAAGACGATCGGAGGGACAAATGAGACGAATTGAACCAGACTACCGCCCACTGCGAGCCGCGATCCTGATCTGGATCCCACTCGTGATGCTTGGATGCGCGATTCTATACTACAGGCTGGTGACGCAATGACATTTGAGGCGCAATACCTTGACCTGATCCGCAAAGTGATCGACACGGGCGATCGTCGCGGCAACCGGACGGGCACGCCATCGCGTTCTCTGTTCGCTGAGACGCTCAAGATCGACCTGGCCGCCGAGTTCCCGATCTTGCAGGTTCGGCCGGTATCCTGGAAGACGGCGATCCGTGAGCTGCTGTGGATGATTCGTGGCGAGACCAACGTGCGATCCCTACAGGCCGAAAACGTCCACATCTGGGACGCTTGGGCGGATGAGAATGGCGATCTTGGCCCCGTCTACGGGGCGCAGTGGCGAGCGTGGGAAGGTCGTGATGGTCGGCTGATCGATCAACTCGCCGACGTGATCCGCGCCATCCATCGCGATCCCACATCGCGCCATCTGATTGTCAGCGCGTGGAACGTGGGCGAGCTAGGCCGGATGGCCCTGTCGCCGTGTCACCTGCTTTTCCAGTTCTACGTCACGGCCGATTATCGGCTCGACTGCCAGATGTACCAACGAAGCGCGGACTTGTGCGTCGGCACACCTTTCAACGCGATTGGGTATGCCGTACTCACGCAGATGATCGCGCAAGAGACCGGACTGCTGCTCGGCAAGCTGACCATCGTGTTGGGTGATGCCCACGTCTACGAGGACCAAGTTGAGCTGGCAGAGCAGATGCTTGCACGATACGATGCCGACATGTACTACCGAGCGCGGCTCAAATACTGGCAGATCCCCGGTGAGTTCTTTCGCGCCACCATCGACGACTTCGATGTTGTCAACTATGAACCATACGGGCCGGCAATCAAGTGGCCCGTCGCCAAGTAGGAGGAACGCAATGGCGAAAGATGAGGCTACCCGTTACCGCGCCGCAAAGGATGAAGTAATGGGCCTGCTCGAAGACATCCAGAATCTTTGCAATGCTGTGATTCTAGGCGAATTGCCACTATCGGATCTGCTTGCGCTTGGCCCACGAGCTGAAGCGATTCAATCCAAAATAGAAGGCTGGGCAACCAAGCTGTATTATGAGAGCAACCAGGAGGAAGAATAATGCCATCATTCAACAAGATCACCATCGTTGGCCACCTCGGCCGCGATGCCGAGCAGCGATTCACGCCGGGTGGAATGGCCGTCGCATCGTTCAGCGTCGCCACCACCGAGAAGCGCAAGGACGGCGAGAAGACTACGTGGTTCCGGGTGTCGCTCTTCGGCAAGCGCGCTGAAGCCGTCGCACCGTATCTGACCAAGGGCAAGCTGGTCTACGTCGAAGGAAGTCTGCGGCAGGAAGAGTATACGACCAAGGACGGCGCGACCCGCACGACGCTGGAAGTCAACGCCACGGAACTGCAACTGATCAGTGGCAAAGACGACACGCCCAGGGCGGAAGCCGCACGCCCGGCAAGCGCCCCGCAACCATCCGCCAAGCCATCGGCAGCCGTCACGTACACGGGTGACGATGACGACGACCTCCCATTCTGATTTACTCGCGGTGACTCCTTTGTGTGTGTCTACTCGGGCCGGTCGAAAGATCGGCCCTTTTTTTGACACAAAAACACGCAGGATTGGTGTCAGGTAAGTTCGATGCGGTATCGCTCGATAAGCTGATCCGCCGCCCTCTGATCCCCGAGCGGCAAGAGCTTGATCTCTTCGCCTTGTTCTTTGGTGATCCATCGCGTGCGGACGAGCAGATCGATGTCGTCCTGGTCGAGCTTGCTGTTCACCCATCCCTGCACCGCGCGATTGTAGGCGCGCAGTCGGCCCGTGGCTGTCGTCATTCGCCCTCCTCGTCAAGAATCAGGTTGATGATCGTCTCGGCCGCCTGCAAGCGCTCGCGCAACGTCGGCAGGATGACTTGGCCATCTGGATTGGGCTCTACTATAAAGTCTACGCAAGGCAGAAAGCCGACAATTGCGCCCCACTCATCTGTGATCGGCCGTTGTATCACTATGTGATCATATATGGTTTGATTTTGCAGATCAGGACGAGTGAGCAGCTCAGGAATATCGGCTTCGGTGACGTTCTCAAATCGCAAGGTGATCATACAATCTGGCCTCCGGTGACAGGCGTGTACGGAGCAACACCACCACCGCCATCATTGGTTCGAACGATAGTACCTGAAAGGACGGCATTGGCTGATACGACCCTGGTCATCGCAGCATTACCCGCAATTGCGCCATCAAAAGTCAGAGTGAACCCCGCCACCGGAAGAAGACGCATAAGTGCCAAACGAGCAACCGCAAAAAATGCGACAGGTGGCGCAGCTGGTGCGCCAATGATATTGATCTTGAGATTGCCTCCCGTGCCCGATGAGAATCGGATAATCCCAGTATCTACCGCCGCGAATGTAGCCGCCGTTCCAAGCGTAAGCATGTCCAGATCATCATCAACGACAACACCCGCGCCAAGCGTGCTGACGATAGCATTCTCAAAAGTCGTCCCACTTGGACTTGAAAAGCGAATTTTCCCAACAGTGACATTGCTAAAGCGCGTGATGTGGATCGCAGGCAATCCTGCTGTGGTCTGAAGGTGAAGGCCGCGCAGTCTGTACGGTGTCGTGATGGCGTCTTGGTTCCATAGCCCGATTGTGCCGCTGGTAATGCGAATGATCGCATTGGCCGGTGTAGTGGTATTGCCTTGAACGATAATCGTAGCCGCACCCGTACAAGTTTTGGGTAGAATGCTCGATGTGATGACGTGCAATCCATCGCAGACCTGAATCGTCACATTATAAATCGACGTATCAATGGCGGCTACTAGATCAATGGCTTTTTGGACTGTGAGTAATGCTACTCGGGGTCCATTGGTGCCAAATCCTACATTTGTATCGTTGCCGGTGTGAACTGAGATGGTGCCGCTTGATGATCCTGAGAATGTGATCTCGCCACCGATGCCGTTGCTATTCGACGTGATCCGGAATGAGTTCGGATTATCTGTCGACGTGCTGATATAGTAGACTTGACCGGCATTGATACCCGTCGGCAAAACAGCGCCAGTCGCAGGCGTAAACACGATGGGCGTGCTACCTGCGAGCCCGTGCGCCGTGAGATTGACCGTGCTTGTCGCGATTGTAAAAGTCGCGTTACCCACCACGAATCCGACGAAATAGGTGCGGGTCGCAGTGAGAACCTCTCTGATGGTAGGGATTGCCGTATCTGTGGTCAAAGCTGGGATCGCGGCGGCAACAGACTCACCACGCAGGCCGGTCGACGTGAATGGCACAAGCTCGACGATCGAGCCCGTCACCAAGCCGGGGATCTCAACCGCGCCATTGTTGCTCGCATCTGGATACAGGATGAGCCCGGTATCCACGAGCGCGGCATCGATGAACTCACCCGTGAACGGATCGCGTCGACGCGCAAAGACGCGCACATACGGCTCGTCGATGGCTGACGGGAAGCGGAACTGAATGCGCGCCGTGTTGCCTGCGTTCGGCAATCGCGTCACTACCAGATTGTTGATGGCCGGCAGGGTCGTCGTCTGCCAAGCATTGGATCGAATCAGCGGCACCGTCTTGGCCACGGGCTGCTCAGGGTACTGCACATCTGAGTACAACCGCGCGATGATCGAAACGCGATGATCCTGACTCACCGACAGCTCTTCGATCCGGTACAGGTAATTCTGATAGGCCGGCATCGACGAGTGGTTGACAAGGATCAGATCGCCTTCTTCGAGAAGCATCCCAAGCCCGGCCGTCTGGAACTGTACGAAGAAGTCTGATTCGCGGTACTTGTACCTCGCCGAGAGTAGCAGCCGATCGGCCTGATGGTAGTTGTCGACACAATCACCGCCAGGTACTTCCAGCTTGTTGATCTGGTTCGTCGACTCTTGATGCTCGTAGTCGTTCTCGATGAGCGCGATGGATTGCCCGTCCTGCACCGCGTCTTGGTACGTTAACGAGAATTGGTTGTACGCGCTCTGCCTGTTGCCAAGCGGCCACTCGAACGAGTCCTTGAGGATGTTGGGCGTCAAACCGTCCGAGCCATCTGAGAAGGCCAAGTGGAATTGGGTAACGAGATCGCCGGCCGGATGATTGACCGTGAATGGCCGATCCAAAATCAGCGTCGCCTGCTTGGATCGAAAGAGCACCATCAGTGGATTGGCCGGATCCCACACTGCCTCGATATAGTCGCGCAACGCCACGCCATTGACGTTTCTCAGATTCGGATTGGCGTTGAGATTGGTGGCGATCATCGCCGCGATCTCAGGGCTCCAGTTCTGGCTTGCATATGCCGCCGTGGTGCCAACCGGACCACCCGCACCTACGTCGACGCCATCGATCCGCACACCCGCCGTAGCCGTTTGCGCCAAGCCGTCCGTCACCGTGATATAGGCGAATGCGGCGGTATTGGTGCTGTTATTGCTGAACAGCGTACTGGTTGGGCCTGTTTCTTGCGAAGACAGCGGTGGCCTGATTTCGATGCGCCCGTTGATGATGCAATTCATCGTCGATGCGCCTGACGATGGTGCGCCGATCGTGATTGCACTTGACGCTGTCATGTAGTCGACACCTACCACGCGGCGGATCGTCGCGCGTGTAATCCTGCTCTCAGGATTGCGGATCAGCACATACCTGACCGGTAGGTTGAGATCCTTGAACTGCACGCCGTCGAGCACGTCGATCGTGTTCATCGCCGTGGTGACGGCACCCGTCGACCGCGACTGCACAGCCGCACGCTCTGACCGGATCTGCAAGCGCCCATCCGCGCCCGTCACGAGATAGCCCTTGAACGACGGCAAGAGCTGCCGGAACAGGAAGTCCGCGACCTTGATCGTCTTCTTCAGATGCCAATTCGCCGTGTACCGCTTGCGGTAGTACTCGTTCGGCACAAGGTTGGCCGGTGGCGGTATCTGCTTGTAGATCGGCTGCCCAAACTCGTCCCACGCGACGGCCTCTTCCGTTGGGAAGTACGTGATATTCGGGCGTCGCTCTGCTGATTCGGGCTCAGTCGAGACGCGACGACGGCGCCAGTAGAACGGATCAATCAGGCCGGTTGAACGGAAGCGCCCATTGAGGAAGCTGGCATCCGTCGTGTCGCTGTTTTGGGCAACCACGAGATCTTCGCCACCGCTCTTGTCGTAGAGCGGCTCGTCGCAGTATTGCGCCGTCTGGATGGCTGTCTCGTCGTCGATCAGGTTGGCCGGGTAATTGAGCGTGCGCTCATCTGTGAGCAGGTATCTGACCTGGTGGACTGGATTATCCGTCCACTCTGTCTGCCCGTACTTCAGATCGGCCGTAGGCGTGGGAATGGGATTCCATAGCACGGTCGAGACGATTGTCGGTGCCGGATCGCCCGTGTCAGGGTTCTGCCCTTCAATGGTGCCTTCGATGAACGCGCGGCGCGAGTAGGCGGCAAAGCCAAGGAAGTCGCTGACCGATCGCTGCCCTGCCACGTTGCCATAGTTGCCGAGATGCTCGCGATACGATCCGGTGTCCGTCGGTGTGCCGTCTTCGTTCTGCCCTTCAAAGCGCCGCTTAAATCCGGGCGTGACGTTGCGCGTGTTGAGGAACTTACGGATCGGCCCTTCACCCGCCACCCAATGACCGTACAGGAACTGCCCGGTATCGGCCGAAGCGACGGGCGTGAGCTCGATCTGTGTGCGGCCAAGGCCCATCGGTACGGGCTCGTTGATGGCCGTCATATCCTGCGATGACCACTGCTTCGTGCTTTTCGTCGTGCCGATCATCCCGCGATCACGAAGCACGAATGATCCCGTCACGTTGGTATTACGGAAGCCCTGGAAGAAGTCCGTGTTGGCGTAGCTAGTGCACTGCTGCCAGGATTTGTCACACGTGCCAGCGTTGTTGTAGGCGGCCGACTTCTGGCCCGGATTCTGCCCACCTTGACACTCGGTGCCCTTGAACTTGAGCGGACAAGCGTGGGTGAACTTTCGCGCGGGAAGCTCGCTGTTGATCGAGCCCAGATCCTGTTTGATCGTCAGGCTGATGGTCGAGTTCGTCACGCTGAACGGCTTCTCACATCGCCCGATGAAGAGCACAATCGATTCATCCGCGACGCTTCGAGACACCGCGCGAATGAGCACGCGATAGCCTGCGATCACCGTCGACGACAACCAGCGCCCTACCTCGCGATCGATATTCGAGAACGTCAGATTGACCGTGTTGAAGCGCTCATCGATATATCGGTTCGTCGAGCCACGACTGATCGCCTGTTGCTCGTATTGCCACCCGTACCAGACCAGCTTGGTATTGGCGAATCGCTTGACGGCATTGCCAGGCACAAGCTCGGTCTCGTCCGGCGCGTAGAACTCGATCAGATCGCCCGGCACGAAGTCGCGCACCGATCCGCTCAGGATGTCGACCAGGTTGTATGCGACGTTCTGCATCTACACGTACCTCATAATGACGGCTGATCGCGACTGGATCCAATGCCGCACATGATCGCCGCGCGTGTAGGACGCATAGCGGCAGTTGTTGACGATCTCGCCCGTGTGCGGATTCGTGATCGTGAACGGAATGCCTTGGTGCGATCGCTCATAGTGCGCGTCGAGCACGGCCGCTTGTTCGGGCGTGAGCCCATCCCACTCAATCTCGAAGCGGCGCACTGGACTCTTCTGGATCGTGTTGGCCTGCGCCATCCCTGTCCCGAACTGCTGCTGGAACTCACCCCACGCGACAGCCGTCTCTTGGAATCGCGCGGGTATCGGATCGTCTGCGCCTTGTGGCAATGGTGGCATCACAATGACCGCCGCTTGGATCGCGCTCAGACCGGCGATTACAGTAGTTGCGCCGTTGACGGTAAACGGGCCGCTGCACCCCGCGCCGACGGTCGTACCCGCTGCGACATCCGATCCCACGAGCGCGTTGCCGCCTGTCAGAAGCTCGATCTGCGTGACCTGCTGACCACTGCAATCGAACATCACAGCGAAGTAAAACGTCTCACCGATGGCGATCGGCCATCGCGACGTGTAGATCAGCGTGTCATCGATCAAATACCGCATCTGCCCGTTGATGCCCTGAAAGCGGATCAACTGTTGACCGTCGTTCTTCCAGATCGAATGCTTCCAGTAGATTGGCCGTGGTGGCAATAGGTTGTCAGCATCGAACTCGTAGATTAGAACGGAATTGGCAGGATGCGGGAAGCGTCGAATCGTGCGCGCCGGACTACTGATATTCACGCAGTAGTCCCACTGGTTGACGTCATTGCCTCTGGTGCGAGTCAGGCCGATGTAGATGTTGCCGGTTGGGATAAGTTGAAAATCTTGCGAGATTCTTGATGCGAAGCATCGAACTTCGAAGTTATTGCCGGCTGTCAGCGGCGTCTCTGCCGTCGAGCCATTCGTTGGCGCAAACTGATTGGCCCTGCCAGTAAGCGCGGCATCCGTATAAGCGTAGATGCCGGTTTCGCATGCGTTGTAGATGATGTTGATTGGCGGTAATTGTCCGAATCCGCTTGGCCTGATAGGGTCGATCAGCGAGTCGTCAGTTCCAGTACCACCGGTCGGTATTGGTCCCCACTCATTAGCAAATCCGACAAAATCTGATGTGAGTACGACTTCCGGCCCACCCTCGGTCAGCGACACCTTGAACGCGGACGCCGTGGCATTGATGACGTAATAGAGCGTTGCTGTCAACGGATCTGGTACAGAACTAAAACCGGAGAAATAGATTTTAGTGTTAGGCCCGTAGGGCACATCAGGCAATGGCGAAGGGTAGGTATAGAGATTCGTGGCCGCGCTGCCGGTTACTACAAGCCGGCGTAAAAAGCCGTTTGGTGACTCAATTGGAAGCGGTTCCCACGTGAGCGACATCTATTCCTCCCGTTCGATCGTGATGGTGACGGCGTTCGACCACTTCTTGATTCGCGAAGGGATGTCGAATGCCGCATATCGGCAGTTCTCATACACCACGAGATCTCGCCGATGGTAGAACGGGAAGAGCCCGACGCGACCTTGGACCTTGTTGAAGTGAGCCACGAGCAACGCCACGTCCTCTTCGCTCAAGCCCTCGTACACGATGCGCCATTGACGCACCCCGCACACCTGCACGTTGTTCTCGATGCGCCCACCGTCATACTCGAAGGCGACTGTCTGATATTGCAACGGCAGATCCTGAATCTGATTGGCATAGACCTCGTCCGGGAACGGGTGGCCGATCGTTGTCCGCTGCCCGAATTGCACATCAACAGGGATCGTCTTCGGCTCGATTCTATAGATGCCAACATCCACGCGAGCAAGTCCAAAGTTGCCCGGCTGCGTTGTGGTGGCTTCCGTCATGACCTTGAGCCCGACCGGGAAGATCGTCGGTCCACTCTGCACGCGCACGGATCCGAATTGAGCGAGCGCTTGTCCAACAAACGGATTGGCATTGGACGTGATGGACGGCGGACGGATGGGCGAGATCACGCGCGCAGATCCGAAGCTGATCGGCACACTGAAGCCACGCGCGAATATGTTGGGCACCATCGGCGTCCCGATTTTGGTAAACAGCGGCAATGAGACCGGCACGATTTCGCGATCCGGCCGAATATCGGGCGTTCCGAATCGGGCGAGTGCCTGTCCGATAAACGGATTCGCATTCGACGTGATCGACGGCACCCGTACCACGCGCGGCCCCGTCACCGTAGCCAATCCGAACTGCGCGAGGGTATCGGTAGGCTGTCCGTTCCTGTTCGTGCCCTTGAGGGGGAACACGTCGATCAATTGCGCGCGCGTGTAGTTCACCACGAGGCGCGGCGTGTAGTAGATCACCCCGTTGGTCGGACTCGATTGCGTCTCAGCCGTCTCACGACTATAGATCGCGTTCAGTTGCTCTTGTGTCAGAGACTGATTGGTGTATTCCGCTTGCGTGCGCAGGCAGAAGCGCGCCAAGCCGTTGTGCTGCCCGTACGTTCCAAGCGATGGCGGGTAGTAATAGGACTCGATCTCCGTCAGCGTCGATGAAGCGCCTGACTTAAGAATCCACTGATACGAAAGCGGATTGCCTGTTGTACCTTGGACGATTCTGATTACGGCATTGTTGGCGTCAACCGGATTGGTACGCGTGCCACTCTCGCGTGATGTCGCCAGATCGACAGGCGCCGAGACGGGCGTCTGCTGGAAGTCGGAACCAACCACTTGACTTGACGTCTTCGTCGGCGAGATGGTGGACTGACAAAGCACGATCGGCCCTGGCGATATGCTGCCGCCGGGCGACGGCACCGCGATCACCGAGGCCCACGTGACCTGGATTCGTCCTGGCGTGAACTGCCCACGATCACCCGCCATCGCCGACGTGTTGAAGTGCAGAAAGCCTCGGTAGACCACGATCGGGAACTGATTCTGCTGCGTCGCCGGCAGGTTCGTCTGTGACGTGCTCACCTGCACCGCGACAGGCGTATTGCCTGGCAAGCCGGTCCACACGTTGAATACCGAGCCTGTGACGCCATTCCGCGCGTTGCTATAGCTCGTGGCTTCACACGAGATCGACAGATCCCACGCGTTGGTGGTAGTAAGGTCTGAATCAGCGAACCGACGGAACTGCGGCGGCCCTGTCAGATTGCCGCCGCTGATGTTGTCGAGCGCGTTGAATCCGTACGACCACTGCGGGATCCATCGGTCGGCAATCCACTCGTCCCAATAATGGATTGCCCACCACAGCGGCTTGGCCGTCTGATAGACGAACTGCGAGATGACATCACCCGTCCAGCCGACATACTGGTAGTCGCGCTCGTTGAGCTGGATAACGATCGAATCGGGGCGAATGTCGACCACCTGCCCGTCGAGCGTCAAGCCCATCTGACGGCGCAACCAGCGGCCCACGAGCGGCGCGTTGAAGAGCCGTCGCAGCCAGCCGAGATTGGCCTTGAACCAAGCATGTGTGAAGGCGTGATGGTGTCGAAATTCCCGCATCGGTTCCTACAGCCTGAAGATCTTAAAATCGCCGTTGTCCCACGAGATCGTGATGTTTGCGCCGCTTGGTGTGTTGATCGGCAAGCCGGAACTGACCGTGTCGATGTAGGCGACGAGCTTGCTGTCCGTGGCGTTTACGACCGTCGAGTTGGCGGCATTCTGCTCGAAGATGATGATCGCGTTGACGGTCCCGCTGCTGCTCACGCTTGAGATCGTGATGTCAGGCCCATCAAACACGCCGTCAGTAATCGTCAAGCCGCTTGACTGAGTAGCACTTGCGACCGTCGAGAAGTAGACCGTGCGAACAGTATTCGTTCCGACGTTGGTCATTGTGGTATGCGAAGCCGCTGCCACGTAGCCGTTGCTAACAAGCGCGATACCGATCCTGTTGCCGAGCAGGTCCGCTTCGTTCGTGCCGCCCAGGAATCCTTCCTTGGCTTTGTTGTAGAGAATATTTGGCATTACATCGCTCCTTGCAAAATGTCCTGGCGGATGAGTTGCCGCATCTCGCCGTTCTCTTTGTAGCTGTCCGCGACCTTGCGGATGACGACGCCGGGTTCCATTTCGGCCCGGATAATCACGACTTGTGGCTCACGTCGATTGCCCTGTTGCCCTTGGATGAGTGAGATGGTCTGCGGCTGTCCACCGCCACCCGTGACGAAGCGGCCGCCTGTGCCGCCGGATTCTGACGCACCGCCCGGCGCGATGGCCCCAAGCCCGGCTGATGCCGCGATACCACCACCGGCGATAAGTCCGAACATCGCCGCCGACTTGAAGTGAAGTCCCGCGCCTACCGGATCCAACACGGCAAGGCGTGCGATTCCCTTGGCGAGCTGCATAATCGCGGACACGGCCGCTTCTGCCGCCATACCGGCGATCGCCGCTCGTGCCATCTTGGCAAAAGCGCGCCCACTCAGATCGCCTGTCAGGATCATCGCCTCAATCGCTTGCTGGCCTGCGTTCTTGACGTTCATCAAGGCATCCTGCGCCATCATCGCGGGCTCGCGGATCGACTCGAAGACGCTCTGCAACGCATCGCCCATCCCCATCTGCCGCATCGTCTCGCCTTGCGTCTGCAATGCGACTTTTTGCTGCTCCAGGGAAGCCTTGTGCTGCTCTGATATGTCGAGTGCTTTGAGTTGCAGGTTGATCGATTCAATACTCTTATTTCGCTCTTGACGCAGAAGCTCGTTGATCCGCTCTTGCGCCTGCGTGCGGGTCATCGTCCCCAAGTCGACTTGGTTCTCGATCTTGATGATCTCGGTGCGCGTGCGGATGGCGTCGACTTCAAGCCGTGCGACCTCTTCGGCGCGCGCCTTCTGTCGATCCCGGAACGCCTGCAGAATCGGGTCGATCTTCTCGATGGCCTGCTCGACCTGCGCGGGATCGATCTGGAACACGGGCAGCGTCTCGCGCTGTGCACGCTCTTGCAGTAGCCGGTCGATCTCGATTAGCTTGACGGCCTGCTCACCCGTGATGCGCACAAGCTCGCGCTCGATGGTGAGCCGCTCTTCCGCGCTCTTCGTGCGTGCCTGCTCACGTGTAAGCCGGTCGCCTTCCGCACCAAGTGCCGCCATCTCGCGGTTCGCCTGTTCCATCTGCAACCGCAGGGACTCGGCCCCGAATTCGCGCTGACTGATCTGCTCAGCGTCATACCGCTGCTTGAGTAGCGCGAGCCGTTGGCCCGTCTGCGCTTCGATGATCCGCAGTTGTTGCCGATTGTCCTCTTCGGCGATCTGGCGCACGAGCTTCTGGAAGTCGATCGTGCGGCCAATGGTCTTCTTCTGCTCGCCGGTCGTCGCCGCGAGATCTTTGGCGATCTGATCCTTGACGCGCTTGGCTCGGTTCGGATCAGCCGTCGTTCCCATATCGAGCGTGACGGCCGTTCCTGCCTGCAACGGGCCGCGCGCGCCTTCGACCGCCGCTATCTGCTCGGGTGTCATCTTGCGCGGATCCTGAATGAACTCACCCGTCTTGATGTCGCGGATCATGCCCTTCTGCTTGTTCAAGAACTCTTGCGTCTCTTCGTTGAGATCCGCCATCCGCATCTTGAGCACAACGAAGAGCCCACCAAGAGCCGCGAGCCCTGCAAGAGCCGCAGCCGTCACAGGATTGGCCAAGGCCAAGGCCCCGAGACGAGTGGCAAGCGATCCTACCTGTGCGATCAGGCCCGTCTGCCCACCAAGGCCCAAGAGCGTCCCCAAGGAAGAGAACGCCGTCGTCAGTTCCGCCGTCAATCGCAGCGACGGGCCCAGAGCCGCCGCCAACAAGCCCGCCTTGATGATCAGATCCTGCGTCGCCGGTGAGAGCGAGTTGAACTTGTCGAGAATCTGCGTGACGATCGGGATGATCTTCTCGATTACCGGAATCAGCTTGGCCAAGAGTTGCTCACCAAGCGGAACCAAAGCCGTAGCGATCCGGTCCTTGAGCTTCTCGAATCGCGCCGCGATCGACTCTTGTGCATTGGCAAAGCGCTTGTCCGTCTCGATGGCTTCCGTGATGCCGGCAAAGTACGTCTCAGCCGTGAGCTTGCCTGCGTCCTTGAGCTGACGCAGCTTCGCCACATCCTTCGTGCCGAACGCCTGTTCCAACAGCTGCTCGAAGATCGGCACCTGTCCAAGCGCTTCCTTGATGTCCGCCCGCTCGAAGCCCTGCGAGAAGATCTGCTGAATGTTGCGGATGAATTGGCTTGGATCTTCCAGCGAGAAGACCGCATTCAAGCGGCCTAGCGCGCCCGTCAAGCGAAGAATCGAGTCTTCCCCGATGGTACCCAGGGACTGAAGCTGTGCGAACGATTCCTGGGCGAATCTGGACGTGAGACCGGGCGTGACGGCGACGAGTTCCCGCAACCGGGCAATGACCCGATTTGCCTCTTCGGTCGAGCCGGTCAGTGCCGCCAATCGCGCCCGCGTCTTGTCGAGATCGACGGCCGACTTGATCGCCGCCGCTCCAAGGCCCACGAGGGGCGCAGTGACACCCACCGTCAGAACGTTGCCCAAGTTGGCCATCGCGCCTGTCAGGTCCGTCACACTGCGCTTGGTCTGATCGGCTGCCTGTTGTGTCGTCTTGCGGATGGTGTCGGCCGCCGCCGCCATATCGACCTGAATGCGCTTGGCTGTCGCGCGGATCTGATCTTGGAACGACTGCAACTGTCGCACCGAGTTGCCGAGATCAACCGAGATCGTGAACTGTAGCCCGACTTCGTTCCGATTCAGTGCCATTATTCCTTCACCCCGTGCAACATCGCGAGCCGCTCATCTTCCCACTGCTGCAATCTCATTGCCGCCGCGTTATCGAAGTCGAGAGCCACGGCATCGTCGACAATCCCAAACAGGCTACTCGGCAGCGTCCCGAACTTCGACGCCGTCAGTGCCAGTGCCAGCAGCGCGTCCTGGTTGTTTCTGCTGAAATCGAGCCACCCGCTCGTGCGGCACCTCGCCTGTCACTGTCGCCACCGGCACGTCCGGTGATCCCACCTGTACCCAATTGGCGAGGAACTGGTAGTCCTCGGGGCTCAGCTCGCCCAGGTCGAGGACGTCTTCCGAATCCGGGTTGACGGCCACACGCGGGTTGACGCACGCATAGCACACCAGGTCGCGCACGAAGTGAATCCCGTCCATCTGCTCTTCGGCAGAGAAGTTGATCTGCGCCGCCAGCGTGGCGTTCTGCGCTTCGAGCATCGCCTTCAAGAAGTTCTGCGGCATCCGTCCCGATGCGACCCATAGATCGAGAGACGGACGCCGCAGTGTGAATACGGCGCCAGAAGGCAGAGTGACGTCGGCCGTCCGCTCTACCTGCTGACGCAATCGTCGATATTGCTTCGCGTTCATAAATAGCCTCTAGGTTGCTGTGGACATCATCAAGCGGTGTTTGCCACGCCCTGATGCCAGAAGTTGCCGATCTGATCGCCGACCGTGCGCGATGTGACGGCCATGCCCATAAACTCGAACGGCGCTTTGCTCTGATCCCGTCGCGTAACCGTGAACGAGAATCCCGCCTTGTTGAAGGTCTTGTAGAGCTGCACCACCCAATACTGATTACTGCCCTGGATGTCCTGACCGATCAGTGCGACCGGGAAGGTGGACACATTGGACAATCCGCCAAAGGTGATCTGCTCATAGCCGGTGGTTTCACCTGCCGTGGTGGTGAGCGTCCCGCCGACGGTCATCCGGTTGAGCAATTGCCAGTTGAAGACCTGCAAGAAGTTGCCGGTGATGCGGGCGCTCTCGGACACGATCCGCGAGAAGTGCGGCGCGGTGAGCTCATCGCTGCCGAAGTCCTGAATCTCGGGCGTGTACTCGAAAGTAACGCCAGCCTCAGTCATCCCGAGGTGGACGCAGTTAGGATTGTCGGTTCCGTTTGGCGTGCCGTCCGACGCGAGCACCATACGAGCGCCGGTGCCGGGCAATGCCACGTTGAGCCACACGTCGCACGGTCCCAGGATGATCTGATTCGCGTTGTAGTTCTTTAATGTCGACATAGTGTCACTCCTTCGTGGCAGGCTTGGTGGCCTTGCCGATCAAATGGGCGAAGGGCGAAGCGTCCAGCGAGGGCCGGTAGTCTCGCCGCTCAGCCTTCGGGTTGAAGTATCCGAGCTCAACCGCGAGCTTGCAGTAGAGCTCTTCGCCGAGCGCCTCGTGCGTCCACGGCAGCGGCGGCAGTTGCATCGTCTTAGCCTTCTCCACGAATGGATTCATACTCACCTCTCCAGTAATTGCACCAAGAGCACGATACGCGCATCGAGCCGATAAATGGTGTCGGCTTCGCGTAGTACTCCGAATTGATGGGACGTGACTTCCCAGACAGGGGCCGCCACGATCCCGCCCGTATTCCAATTTGCGCCCAGGATGTCCTCGTTCGACATCGAGCGGATCACCCGATCGACGGCGAGCAGGTACTTGAGCATCGATCGTTGCAGGGCGTAGGTGTCGACGCCGTCAATGGCCACGTCGATGAAGAGCTCGATCTCTGACAGGATGTGGCTGTCGTCGTCGCTCTGTTCCATCGCGGTGTTGCTGCTTGACACGAAGAGCGCCGGGAAGTTGAGCACGATGGGCGTGGGCGTGCGGTAGTCGACGAAGTTGGGCAACGTCGCATCGATCGCCGTGAGCGCCGTGCCTGTCGACGCTTCCAGGTATGCCTGCAGGTTGTCGATCAGCCTGAGCCCGAACTGCGCGCCGAATTTCGTGGTCGTGAATGCCATTCGTTACCCTCGCCGATACAATCGCCGCCGCAACAAACGGAAGCCCGCGTCGGATCCGTACTCTTGACTGAGCGACACCATATCGCGCGCCATCTGATCTGCATCCTTCTGCAGAAGCACCAATGGCGGTCGTGCCGGCATCCGCCGTGTGCCGTTCTGGTGGTACTTGGCATAAGGCAGCGTCGTCCCGAGGGCCAATGACAACGGCTGCTCGTTCTGAATCGTGTCACCCGTGCGGCTTGTCAGCGAGAGCACGAGATCACCCGTGAGTACCAGGATCGGCCGGCCCGGTGCGACACGTTCCTTCCATCGACTATAGGCCCGGCTCAACGGTGCCCACTTCTTCCCACCACGTCCACCACCCGTCGCAAACTGTCCGCGCATCGCATCGCGGAAGATCTGCGTGATCGGCTTCCACGCGGGCGAGTAGTCTTGAATAGACGTGGCCAAGCGATTGAGCGCCTGTCGTAGCCGCTGCTCACCCTGTACTGTGATCCGAATCTCAATCACGCGAACATCGCCCTCCCGCGCGCATAGCCGTCCGCGATCATCTGCGCCCTTGGTGTCATCGCCGAGTTGACGACCACGTTGCCGTCGATCGCCACGGCCCGCGCAAACGCCACATCCTTCGACCGGAACATCAGCGCCACCATCTCAAGCACCGCCTCCTGCACGTCCGGCGGTGTGGCGTCCCATCCCCACTTCGCCGTGACACCCACCCGGATCCCGTCGGGCCATCCTGTGTAGTCGATCTGATTCGAGAACTCGGCAAAGAAGTAGTCACGCCGCTCTTGCAGCGCTCTCACCCGGCTGCCCGATTCCCCGTACGTCCGGACCAACTGGAACTCTTGGCCGTTGTACGTCCTGGCCCGCTGGTACGGGTTGACGAACGTGTAGCCGAGCGTCTGGAAGCCCGTCGGCATCACGGCCGTGGGATCGTAGCTCGACAGGTGCGGGTCGATTGTCAGGAAGTCCGTCCCATCGCCCCAGAAGTAGCGCTCGCTCGCGGTCTGCGCCGGATTGCCCGCAATGAAGTAGTTGTCCGGCAGGGAACAAGCGGCATCGAAGATCCGCGACGCGCGCTCAATCAGCTGGCGCAACAGCGGCTCATCCGCCGTCAGTGACTGGTAGGTGTATGCCCTGGCTTGCGCCAGCGTGACGTACGCCTCATCGGTCACATCGGCCGTCAGAGTAGCAACGCCCGTCAGGTGCGAGTGGATCTCTTCCGCCATCCGTGCCCTCCTACTCCAAGCCGATCGTCAGCTGATTCTGGTTGATGCGCACCGTTGCGCCCGTGGTGATCGTGCGGATCGTCACGAGCGGTGCCCACGCGAGCAGGTTGCCAGCCGTGGCTGCATCGAAGAGACCGAGGTGCGTGACGGTGCCCCAATTGCCCGTAGGCGCAGGGAAGTTGAACGTCACACCGTTCTCGATCACGCCATCGTTCGTCGTCGGGAAGTTGGTCGTGTTGCAGGTGACGGCCACGCGTGCGTAGCCGTTCCCGCTCACTTCCGTTCCACCACCCGCATCCGTTGGCGCAGCGGTGTACAGGCCCACGTACAGCGTCCCGATTGAGAACGCCGCGCCGTTGAACAGGTAGTTAAGTACCTTGCTCTCCAAGTAGTTGCTAAAGCTGGCCATCTACCTGCCCTCCTACGCTTTTGCTTGCCTGCCCTTGGGCGGCTTGTCGAGTCGCTTGTGCCATCGATCCGCCGTGGCCTTCTCGTCGCCCTCTTCCACCGCCACCGCCCTGCCGGATTGGATCAGCTCGATTGCCACACCCACCGGCGGGTCGATGATGTCATTCACTCTGCTCAATCCCCATGCCTTCACCATTCGGATTCTCATATGCGCCTCTGCAGTTCTCTGGTTTGCCTTCCTGCTGCCATTCGCCCACGTGCTGATTGAGCGTCTTCCAGTCGTTGGTTGGCCACGTGACCATCACTTGTAGGTGACCGATCTTGACCTGGTTGGCTTGATAAATCTGGTTGCCGGATTCGCGGAACTGCTTCCAGAAGTAGATATCCGCATCCATCTGCCCGTTGTCCCAATGGCCTTCCGGGTCAGGCTGTGAGCGGAACCACGGCAGCGGCATCTTCTTGAGCGCGGCAAGCCGGATGAGCGTGCAGCCGAAGTGGCCCGTCTCGATGGGCATCACGTCGACGCCCAGCTCTTGCTGCGTCATCGACCGGATCGGCTGGCCCATCTCATCGCGCGCCGAGAACATAAACGAGCCTTCCTTGCCGCGCTTGACCTGCACCGGAACGAACGCATCGCCCTCCGGGTGCATTGCGGCAAGCACCATCAGCTGCTTCACGTCCTGCGCTGTGATGATCGAGTCGTAGTCCATCGCAAGCACCCAATCGGCGCCGTTCTCAAGCGCATAACGGAACGCGCGCTGAATGCACTGCTCCCAGAATGCGCCGGTGAATCGGTAGACGGGAATCGCGAACTCTGCATTGCGTGTCGCATCTATGATGCCGCCCCAAGCGTCATTCCAGCCAAGGCGCGGCAGGGACATCACGCCAACGACCTTGCCAAGGTGGACGCTACGCGGCTGCTGTGCGACCGTACGCGTGCCTTCCAGGTTGAGCGACACAGGCAGGGCGCTGCAGTCGCCTTCACCACTCGTCCACTTGTCGATATCAGTCAAGCCCGCGTAGGCCATCACCTCGCGCAGCTTCTTCTCTGTCCAGATTGACTTGTGGTAGTCGTCGTCATCCACCTGGCCGCCCATTAGGTAGGCCTCGGCGTGCCGGTTGGTCTGGTTGTCAATGATCCAATGGAAGTCAGGGACTGCGATCTGGATCTTCCCGCCGATCTTGAGCTTGCTCACCCAATGCGCCAGCACGTGGGGCGCTTCCCGGTGTGAGAAGTGCTCCAAAACGTGGCTTGCGTAGATCTCGTCCACCGACCCGTCTTCGTACGCCAGCGGATAGACCTCAGTCCCGAGCTTGCGATCGAGATTGACGTACCCCGCCTTCTTCTGTAGTCCGCCACCAAGATTCAACTTCACCATATAGCCTCACCTCGAAGAAGCGGCGCAGGGCGGCGGATGGGTGCCGCCCGTTGCCGGTTGATTACAGCGCTTCCTTGACCACCGTCGCGCCCATCTCGCTGTTTGAGGACGGATCCTCGCCCTGCTCGTAGACGCGCCCGGTAGCCGCTACCAGGATGTTGCTGTTGGTGCCGCTGGTGGGCAGTGTGATGGCGATCTGAGCGTAGCGCTTGCGGCTACCATTCGCCCGGTTGATAAAGAATCGCCCGTGCTGGTTGGTGCCAATCGCGCCCGCCGTGGATGTGAGATCAGTGATCTCGACGAAGTTTGACGCCACTGTGTCGTCGCTCTCCGAGATCTTGATTGAAGAATTGACGGTGCCCGCGCCGGCCATCGCGCCGAACGAAACCAGGATCTCGGCCTCGCCCTTGACGTCGAGAAGGTCGAAGTTCGCCGTCGTAGTCGATCCGTGCGTGATCGTCTGCGGTTGCAGTAGCACGGTCGTCTTGCTAGCTTTCAGCTGTTGCATACTGGATCACCTCCTTAGCTGCTGGCCGTGATGAGTCCGACGATCGGACCGGCGGCAGTGGTGTTGCCCACGTCGTGGACGTTGATGTCGAAGCGATCGGTGCCACGGATGGCAAGCTGATCCTCGGCGAACTTGTACTCGGTCGAGAGCGCGAGCGTGAGCGCCCGGCGATCGCCCATCGCGGTGCCGAGCCGGAAGTTGCCCAACAGCGCAGCGATCTGGTTGATGGCCGATGTGACCGGCATCACCTGCGAGAACACAACAGGGTAGCCAAGGAAGCGCGGGACGCCACCGTTGGCGATGTCGGTGATCGTGTTGCCACCCGCCGCCGTCTGCAGCCGATGCGCGACGCTATCGAAGAAGGTCGTGCTCATCACCCACGCCGCACCGGCGCGAGCGTAGAGCGGCAGCCGGCCCAGGACATCGTGGAAGTCGGCAAGCGTGACGCTGTTGTAGTTCGTCGCGTAGCCGGTGCCACTAGCAACCTCAAGGCCTTTGATGTTGCCGATCGTGCTGTCGACGTTGCGCAGCTTCGAGCGGATTCCGATGATGCCGCCGAAGGTCGACGTGCCATCGCCGTTGAAGTAGCACTCGTCTTCCTTGAGCGAGAAGGCATAGGCGATCTCACCCGCGAGATCGTCGCCGATCGAGATGATGGCGTCCTCGCTGAGCTCGCTGGACCAGAGCGTCAGGCAGGCCAGCTTCTTGGCCACGAGATTGACCTGGTCCCACGTCTTGTCAGAAGGCGTGATGGCCTGTCCCTCGCCAACGAAGTAGGCCGTGAGCCCACCGGTGCGGCGCGGGATCGTGAGCGTGTCGCTCGACATCGGGACGATGCGCGCGAGCCGACGAGCGACGCCGTACTCCTCGCGAAGGTCGATGATGTCGTTGCTGAACTGCGGCGGGACCAAGTAGCCGCCGAGGTAGTTATTGCCCTCGCTCAGCGCCTTGGACTCGATGCCGTTCTCTTGGCACCACCGCTTGCTAGCAGCATCGCCAACGATCGCGCCCTTGAACCACTTCCCGAACGCATAGGCGCGCCAATCGGCACTCTTGCCGTCGACGATGCCCTTGAAGTTCTGGATCTTGCGGACGCGCGTGAACTCGAACGACGGCGCGCTCTTGGTGGCCGTCTCGACGATCTGTCCGCCGTGTTGCTTCACCGACGCCGATGGCGTGTAGCCCAGCGTCGCACTCTTGATCAACTCAAGCGCCGTGAGATCAGCGACCTCTTGCTCCAGGTTCTTGAGCGCATCGTTGCGGGATTTGACATCCGTGAGCAACTCAGCCGGGATGTCGCCCAGATCAGGGTAGGCGCCGAAAACGCCCTTCTGCTGCTCCTTCAGCTCCTCGATCTGAGTGAGCTTCTCTTGCAATCTGGTCATTGGACCCTCCAAGTTTATAGATTTGCTTCCAGCCGAAGGAACTCGGCATAAGCCCGGCGAGCATCGGTGATTTGCGCAGCCTTCGCTTCGTCTTCGCCCTTCATCCGCTCGCGCTCCTCTTCGGTGAATGGCTTCGGATAGGGCTTGTCTTCGCCGTAGCCGTCGCCTTCCATCGGCGCGCTCTCGGGCATATATCCAAGCTCATCCGCGAGCTTGCGCATACGTCCGCACGCCTTTTCGAGATCCTCAGCCATTCCCATGCACAGCCGCCCGTGCTCTGGGTTGGGCATCCGATCCTGGCTCTTCCGAAGTTCCGTGATTTCTGAGATTCGTTGATGTAGCCCGTCGACAGCGGTAAGCACTGCCTCTGAGTGTTGAGCGAACGTCAGACCTGTAAGCAGGGACTTGGCGTCCGTAATGATGGCGTTGTTATTCGCCGGAACCGTCACCGGCGAGTACTCGAACAACTTGAGCTTCTTCAAGAGCGCGACTTGTCGGCGACCGGACATGTCAAAATCGGACATCAACCGCGCGCGCTTGTCCATTGGCATTGCCATACGATCGGCCGCAGCCATCAGGCCATTGCGGTCGACCATCTCATATTCCTGGACCTGGTAGCCGATCGAGAGCTTCTTGATTACCCTGTCGCGGATGAGCGTCATCGCCTCTTCGCCCTTGCTGGTTTTGCTGATCCGGCCCTTGGTGAAGAGCCCGTAGCCGTCCTCGCGGACTTCGAGCGGGACGCCGATCGGCTGCATCCAATCGTGTTGCCAGACGATCACGCCCTCTTTGAGGAAGCGCCCGAGGTCGTCCGTGAATGCGCCCGGCATAATCACGTCGCCGGTCGAGTCGAGATTCAGGATGCCCGCCGCATAGCCCTCGAAGGTGCCGGCATATTGGCCGTCAGCCATATCGGCGGCCTTGACCTCGAACTCGACCTGCTTCTGCTCGATCTGTCCCACTCGATCCATCGTTGCCCTCCCAACTGTCAAGGATTCCTTGACGGATCCGCCCATCAAGTACCGAGGAATCCTCGGTAGTCGTAAAGCGCTGCTTTACGACTCTTCGTCGATCCTATCCAATGCGGCGCGCTTTTTTTTGGCCCACGCATAGCCGGCATCCCCGCCCCAGAGCGCCCACGCGATGCGGCCGTTCGACGGGTAGCCGTCCTCACCCGGCCGGAAGCCCTCGGCGCGCTTGTCGACCTCGTGGCGAGAGAAGAAGCTGAACATCCGGCGCACCGTTTGCGGCGAGAGCTCGCGGCCGTTGACGATGTCGCGCGCCCGCGCAATGCCCACCGCAGTCCCGCCGCGCCCGAACTCGTCGCGCCAATCGAGCCCGCGTTGGGCCTCTGCCTTCATCCCGGCCGTCGGTGTCAGAGAGATGTCCTGCCCGCGGTAACGCGCCTTCGTCGTTGTGTCGTTACTGGCGGATGCCGTGACGTTTGTCGTAGCCACGGGCAGGATGACGCAACGGCAGCGGGCGCCACCTTCGCAGTTGGGATTGGGCACATCCGGCAGGCTCTCACGTGGCCCACGTTGACCGTCAGCGGCACGGCACACGCCACACGTCCGCACGTCCAGAATCGCTGAGTAGATGTAAAGCCGGATGTCGTCGCCCTTCGCCGCCATCTCAGCGTCGCGGCCCTGTGCCAGCGCGATGTTGGTGAACTCGCCGGCCGTGGCGACGACATAGCCCGTGGACGCCGCAAGCATCTCATCGCGCACCGTCGCGCCGATGTCGCCCGCATCATCGCCGGTCACTTGGCTTGTGGTTTGGGCTCGTACCGCAGATCCCACGGCGCGCGCTTGCACGTCATTGGCGATCCGCACGAGTAGCAGGGAAGCGATCACGGCGATCTGTTCAGCGTTCGGTGTCGCCGTCACCTCGCCCTCGATGCCCTGCTGTCGAAGCTCGCGATTGACCAGGGACGCACCACGGCCGAACAGCAGCAGCAGCGCCGCCTCGACACGTGTCCGCTGCTCTTCCGTCGGTCGCAGCTCGACGCGCGCATACTCTTCCGGCGGCAGCCCTTCGATCTGCCCGACCACATCCGCGATCATCTCTTCCCGGATCGCCAACAGCAGCGCCGATAGCTGGATCACCCCGGCCTGGTACTCTTCGTCGATGGCCTTAATCGCACGCGCTTCGATCTCTGTCGGCTGGCGCAGGACAGGGATGCCGTTCCACACATCCGCCTTGGTGTGGACGTGTCCATCGTAGGACGCCTCTTCGATGTCGTCCTCTTCCTCATCTTCCATCTCTTCTTCGTCGACATCTTCCTCTTCGTCGATCTCTTCCTCTTCTGGCTGTTCCGGCTCTTCCATCTCTTCGACGTCCTCGAACGGATCGCCCATCGCCACCACGCGCACGTTGTTGGGCACATACGTGTAGTCGCCGGTCGGAATCGGGTCGTAGCCGAACTGTGCGCGCGTCTCGTTGAGCGTCGCGACACCCGCCATAAGCGCTTCGATCGCCCGCTGTTCCTTCTCGCCCTGATTCTCTTGCAGGGCTCGAATCTCGCTTGTGTCGAACTCAAGGCGCAGCCGGCTTGCCCGCAGATCGCGCTCGTAGTCCACCAGCATCTGCCGGGTGAGCTGATTCGCCAGGATGCGCCACGTCGGAATGAGCGCTTCCTCAAACGCCGCCTTGCGCAGGTTCTCAAGGTTGTTGTACGTCGACGAATCGAGCCCGGCCGAGAGCCCTGCCACGATCGCAGGGATGCCCAACGCCCCGGCAATGCGCGTCTCAGCCATATTCGAGATCGCCGAGAAGTTCATCTGCTCAGGGTCGAAGCCGAGCGTCTGCACGCTGGCAGGGAAGTCGAGCATCAGCGGCTCACCGCGATTGTCGCCACCGAACTTGCGCTTCCACGTCTGCTTGATCGCTTCTGCCTTCTCGGGGCTCATCCCGATCATCTCTGTAGGCGTCAGGACAACGCCAGGGATCGCCATATTGCGGCACAGCGACGCCACCCATAGGTTGACCTCAGTGTCCGTGAAGATGTTCAGCAGCGCCGCCTTGATGGGCGCCATCCCGTAGCGTGGATTGGCCGGGTTGATCCCATTCCTGAAGTGGATGACGTTCTCGACAGGGATGCGCTCGATCGTGCCGTTGACCCGTCGCTCGTAGTAGTCGATGAATGCGCTGCCGTCCTCTGGCCAATGCGGCTTGATCGACCAATGCGGCTCATACCAGATCTCGGTCGGCACGCCAAAGCCCCGCGCGTTACGTGCTTTGAGCCAGTAGGCGTTGCCGTCCAGGTGATAGGACAGCAGTGTCCCGTACCACAGGTCCGTGTCCTGGTAGAACGGGTTTGGCTGGCTGATCAGCTGCACCATCGGGTGGTCGTCGACAAGCTCGCGCTCACCTTCGGCGTCGTACTGGTACACACCAAGCGGCGCTTGTGTGAAGTTGCGCTGCAGCCAGTTCAGGCAGTTCATCACGGCCGAGTTCGATATCGGGTCCGTGTTCTCGTACGGGAACGTGCGCGGTGCGATGCTGACGAATGCCCCGCCGCGGTGCGTGTGCCGCGTGGGGAACTGGAACGCCCTGCCCGCTGCTTTGAATCGTTCGAGAATGCTCATATCGTCCCCATCGTTGCCGTGGCCTGATGGCCGGTCTCTGCCGTGTACGTCTCGCTCGCATCCATAACATGGATCGGCGCGGTAATTGTGACGCCGTGGGTGGGATCGGTGATCCAGAACGCCTGCCGCGGTGGCTCGAAGCCGAAGTTGTTGACGAAGGCGTATTCGTCATAGCCCTTGCTGCTGCCGTTGATGATGAGCCCCTTGACGAATGCGAGTTGGTGCCAGTGGCCCATCACCATGTAGTCGTAGGATCGGCGCACGGCCGTCTCTCGCTGTCGTTTGCGCGCGTCGCCGAGTAGCAGCGGCGAGAGCATCCCGCTGATTCCGGATCCGCCCCGGAACTGATCGCCGTGGGTGAGCAAGTAGCGCGTCGAGAAGATGCGGTACGGTTGATCCGCGCTCTCGCTGATCGCGAACTCGATTCCCTTCTCTTTTGCCAAGAGCTTGCGCAATAGGTGGTAGAAGAACCAATCGAAGTTGTCCTGCGCGCGGTGCTTCGCGTGCGGCTTGCGTTGGCGTCGCCCGTGATTGCCCGCCACACACGGCAGGAACACCCGGCCGAAGGCATCGCGCAACAACAGGATGCCGGCGCAGATCGGCTCGGCCCAGTGCAATAGGCTCTCGAAGATCGTCCCCGCATTCGTCTCGACCAACTCTTCGTGGATGATCCCGCTGAAGATGTCGCCACCCAACGCCAGGACGACGCCCTCGTACTTGAGCCCTTGCAGGTAGTCGTTACTGATCTCGATTGTGTGCGCGAAGAAGTTCCGCAAGCGCTTCTCGGCGATCTCGCGATTGTAGGCGTTGACGAAGTTGACCTCGCGCGGGTCGACCACCTCGTCGAGATGGGCATCTGACAAGAAGGCAGTGGCAATCGCCGCTTTGCTGCCAGCGCGCTCTTTGATCGTCCACGCAGGGACGTTGACACGCGCCTCTTTGATGAAGCTGAACATCGCCGAGAGCTTAGCCTGCTCTTCGATCTGCGCGCGCAGTTGATCGTTCTCGGCTTTGAGCGTGACGAGCTGTGCAGCGTCGGTGGTTGCCGCTTCATCGAGTCCCTCGACGACAAGCTTGCCCTTGTGCCACTTGCCGACAGCAGTGTAGACGGCGTTGTAGCTCGTTCCCGTCGCCTTCATCACGGTTGCGATCTTGCCACCCGCAGCCACGTAGGCGCGCACAAGCTCGCGTTGTCTGTCCTCTGTCAGTCTGGACATTGCATTGATACCGCATCGCCAAGCCTCGTCGTGTGGTACCTGATGCGCCCGGGTGAGAAGGCAGGCGCGTCAGTAAGCGTTGCCCATCGCGCCTTCCAACGTGGCCTTCCACGCGAGCGCACGAGCCATCACGGTGTCATCGTGGCCACCGTCCGGGGCCGAGTAGCTCACCCGCCCCGTCGTCTTGCTGATCGTCGCCTCGTAGGCGAGCAGTTCGAGCCGCGCCGTCTCGTTGGCGATCCACCGGCATTCTTCGCGTTCCAGCGCAAGTGCGAGCGATTGGATCAGCGGCGACTTGCTGCTACCGGTCGTTTCGAAGCCGCGCACCGGCAAGCCTTCGCGAATGAGCGCTTCCAGGTTCGGCTGCCCGATCGAGTTGGATTCGGCGATCACCGCTTGCACGCGCCAATCGCGGATGATCTCGGTGAGCCGCGCCCGTTGGAATGCCCATTCGATCTTGTGGAAGCGGTCGAGCGCCACTTCCCGCTTGCAGGTTTGGCATACCACGCTGATCGCAGTGAAGTCGTTCTTCTGTCCCCAATCTACGCCGGCCACCATCACGTGGCCCTTGTGGGCATCGGGTGTCGTGGGGTCGGATGTCAGGCAAGCGTCGATGTTGCGGAACACCGCGCCATCGTTCTGCAGGAACTCGGCGAGATACTCTTGACGGAAGATCTGCTCAGGCAGCTCGCGCCGTGCAGCGTCCACTTCGGCCGGGTCGATGTAGGGATTGTCGGTCGTCAGCGCGTGCCACGCTGCCCACTCGGTCTGCGCCGGGTCGACACCGCGCGAGTAGCAGGCGTGGAAGAAGTTGAGCCCCTTCGGCGTCGACAGGAAATAGGCGTCGCCCTGGTAGTCGGTGAGCGTCGGTCGGATCACCGCTTGCCACGCATCATCAAGCCCGGCCACCATCGCGGCTTCGTCGATCACCACCCGCGCGTACTTGCGCCCACGTGCCGAGTCAGCAGCCGCCAGCGACCAGCAGTCGATCACACCACCCGTGATGAGCTCGATGCGATGCTCTTGTGCCGACACGCGAGAGTGCAGCGGCAGGGTGAGCCGCTTGATCTCCTTCCACACCTCGATGAGCATTGGATATTGCGGACTGAACCATCCCACGGGGTAGCCGTCGAGCGCCTTGTCCACAAGGAAGTCGATGCCGAGAATCGTCTTGCCGAAGCGGCGCCCACACGCCAACACGTTGAAGCGGCGCGCCTCTCGCACGATCCGCTCTTGTCCTGCGTGCAGCGACGGAAGGACAAGCTCAATTCTCGCTGGTTGTGTTGCGTCGATCTTCACGCCGTACGATCACCTCAATGGCCCCGGATTGCTGTACCTGTTGCGTCTCGACGTAGCCGCGCTCTTTGCCTAGGCATTTGAGCGCAAAGCACACGGCCCAGCCCTGCAGCTGCTCGATCGCCATCACGAGCGCGTTCTCGGCTTGGTCGATCATCGCTTCCCGCTGGTCCTTGAGTACCTGCTGAAGCTCGGGATGTCGCTGGATAAACGCATATACCGTATACCGCGCGCAGCCGAGTTGCCGCGCTGCGTGTGAGATATTCCCGCGCGCTTGGATCAGCTCGCGTTCCACGTCTTCCAGTTTGAGATGCACGGATGACTTCGGAGCCTTGATGGGAAGCTCTTTGCTGGCGGGCGTCTTCTTCTTGGTAGCCTTCTTTTTTGCTGTCATGGTTGATTACAGTGGGTCGCGTGTACGCCGCATCAGGACGGTGTTGATGCTGGCGAGTTGCGTCTGGATTGCTTGGACTGCATCGCGGAACTCTTGCCTGTCCATCTTGGACTCCAGTTTGGCCTCAAGCCGGTCGAGATCCGCTTCCAGTTTGGCTTGCAGCGTCTCGAGGTCGGATCGGCCCGCCTTTGTGAAGGACGAGACGATCCAACCGAGTAATGCCCCGGCGATCGCGCCTATGATGTGTTCGGTCCATCCTGTTCCAGCCATTCCTTGTTTCTCCACGTCAGGGCACCTTGTGTGTGTGAAGGGTGGGTGGGCGTACGGTTGGTTCCCATCCCGGCGCGAGGCTATTACGCCGCCAACCTGCCCACCCATAACTTGGGATTAGTCGTCGGGGTCCATCGCTTCCAGCTTGGCCCGCAGCGCGGCGATCGCGGTCGTGTTCGCCTTCGTTTGGGCCTCGGCTTCGGCGAGAAGCTGCTCAACGGATTTGCCCGATCGAGACGCCTCACGAAGGATCTCGCGGGTGAGCTGCAGGGACAGGTAGGTGATCATCTGTAGAATCTCGTTCACTGCTTCACCTCCTTGGCAGTTTGAACGACCTCGGCAAACGTGTTGAACGTCAGGACGAGATCATTGATCAGGCTTGTCCACGCCTTGCGCTTGTCGGCAGGGATTGCGGCGAACTCGGGCGAGTCCAGCAGCGCCGTCAGGGATCGCTGCCCGCTCTCGACGATCTGCAGGACCTTTGCCTTGCCGGCGGGGTCGAAGGCGAGTGCCTTGCCGTCAGGCGTCAGGTAGCGCTTGCTCTCGTCGACGAGCTGCCCGTTGATCGTGTTGACCAGATTGAGCGTCTCGATGATCTTGATCCCGGTGGCGGGTGACATCTGGCCACTTGCCGTCTGTTTATCCACGAGCTGGATGCCGACATCCAGGTAGCCCGCCACACGGGCGTTGAGCTTGGCGAACTCACGGTCCTTGTCACAGGCCGAACCAACCACGGCGACGGCCACGAGCAGCGCGACGGCGATTCGCGAAGTATGCTTTCTCACTCTGAATCCTCCTCTTTGCTGAGCCAGTCATCGGCGATCGGTTCCCAAAAGTCACCGAAGAGACTTTTGCCCATCGCGGCGAGCGCACTCCCGATGATTCCGGCCACTGATACCACCTGCGTCGGCAGCAGATCTGCCGCACCCGCCAGGACAGACGCGCCGGCGATTCCAACGCCGATGATGGTGATGTAGATGTTCTTGCCACCGAACTTGGTGAGCGCCCCGGCGACAGCCGCGGCAAGCGTACCCACCAGCATCAGCCACGGGGCCACCTGTGGATTCATTGCGTCGAACTGCGGGGCCACAGCGAATGCGACCGCAGTCATCACACCCAATACTGAAATCAACTTGGACATTTGCACCTCCTAGGAATATCGTCCACGATCACTCTACTTGCTATCGTTGCGATTATTTTGGCCGGCGCGTCTATTGGCCACCTGTGGCCGATATTCGCAAGCCGTTTGTTTGCGCCATTTGAGCAGATTCACCATTTGCGCCGTCACTTTTGGGCCACACGTGGCCGGGATTCGATGCCGAGGATCGCTTGAATCCGGCGCCACTTTTCAAGCCGATCCGCCCACCCATTCAGGCCACCGTTGATCCGCCGTGTGATCCGTCGATAGGCGTCTTCGGTGGACTCGTCCGCCATCGGATTCAAGCCACGGGTGGCCCAGAACCAGCAGGCCGATGCCGTGGCCCACAGCGGCTGTTCCAGCAGGGCGGGGTTGGCCACGAAGTCCTGCGCCAGGGCCACAGCCACCTGCGCGTAGTTGTAGCGGCCCGTCACCTGAATCAGGCCACGGCCCATAAACGTGTGGCCATCGCCGGTCTCGGTGTTGCCGAGGCGGCGGGCGAGTGGACTAGGTGGCTCATATCGGGCTTGTTGCGGGGTCGGTCCCCAGATCTCGCGCGTCCATCGCAGGTTGCCGGATTCGTGGCAGATCTGCGCCAGGAATGCGGCCACACGTGGCAGGGTGTTGATCTCGTACACATGCAGGTAGTGATTGAGCGGCGACAGGAACGGCTCGACGCGCCGTGGCGGTGTGCCGTGGCAGATCTCGGCAAGCTGTTCAAGTGTCAGCAAACGTGGTAGTTCCGGCATAATGTCCTCAGCCACACGTGGCAATAATCGGCACTGCCCTTCCCCGGCAGGGTAGATCAGTATGGCTGGGGTAGAAAAAAAAGTTTGATTATTTGAAAATAACTACTTGACGGCCGTCAAGCATTAGCGTATAACTATTCCTGTCGACGGGCAATGTCGCCCCGACAAACAACCACGAAGGAGCACGCTATGACTAAGACAGACGTTCGCAACTACATCGACAACGCGTTGTCGAACTACGACATCTCGGCCAACGCTTACAAGGCCGTTCTTGATGAGGCCACCAATCGCGCCTGGGCTCAGGTTGACACCGTCGACGACCTGGCCGGACTGGACATCGATGCGCTCATCGAGGATCTCTACTAATCAACCTATCTGAGGAAGGAGAATGACCATGATCGATTTTGTGACAATCAACGGCGAAGCGTACACCCTGATTACCGACGAAGACTATGCCGAGGCCAAAGCCGCTATGCGTGCGGCTGGCATTGATCAGTTGACAATTGACCGAGCCTGCACCGATGACCTTGGCGATTTTGACGCAATAGCAGGTGATCCGACTGCGTGCCTTGACTGCGACGTCATCGAGACGAGCAATGTGCTCTGGGCTTAGTCTGGACAAATCGAGATACACGAGGGCGGCTTCGGCCGCCCTTTTTGTCATGGGAGGGACGCAATGGACTTCGAGCAGATCTTGACGCAGGTGCGGGTGCGGTACTACACGTGGTATGGATTCCTGGGCCTGTCGTTTGGGCGGGATACGGCGCAGGTGTTGCGCGAATGGGCGGGACATCTGCAGGACGTGGCGCTCGCCGAGGGCTCAACCTGTGATCGCGCGTTCCTGGATCGTCAGGCGACGTATGACAACCTGAGCGCGTTTGCCCACAACAGGAACGTATACTGAAGGGAATTTATGCGGATTGAACCTGTAACGCTTGACGAGGTGCGCCATATATCGCGAATGGCGGCGAAAGAGATTCTGCCGTTCCGCGAATCGTATGCCATTTACGCGTTGAAGCGTAATGGCGAGATACTTGGCGTCGCGTCGCTGTTTTGGCCTAGCAAGCGCACAGTACGTTTTGCGGGTGGATTTGTGTTGCCTGAGTACAGAGGGCAGGGCTACGGACTGACATTGAACGAGTTCAGATGGAATCTTGTGATGTCGGATCCACGGTATCAGCACGCAAGATATATCGATGGATACTCGAAGCGCCCTAAGTGGTACTTGAACAAGGGCTTTGTCGCAGTCCGTCAATTTCGCGAGACGACGCACGTCAGGTATACCGTTGCAGTTCCGGGAACTCGTTGATGACCACGCGCCAGATATCGGGGAAGTGCTGGCGTAGCGCGACGATGCGGCCCATATTGACGGCCGTGGTGCCGATAGGTGGACCGTTGCGGACTTGCTCGCGGTTGGTGTCGTACATCGCCGGGTAGGGCAGCTCGTAGTGGTCGATATAGGCCCAAATCTCTTTTTTGGTCCACTTGCCGACGGGTGAGCCCACCCATTGCCCGTCGGTCTTGCGGTGGTAGAGCAGGCCACGCGATTGCAGCAGGATCTTGCGGTGGCCACCTTCGCCGTGCGCGCGCAATCCCCAGGCATAGCCACGCGCGCCGCTTGCGATCTGGTAGCGCTCGATCGGCCCATACATCAGCGCGGTGTTCAGCCGCTTGTCCTCGGCATTGCCCATCGATGCGGCGAGTGGGATCCCGAACTGCCGATACCAATCGTAGAGCGTGATGTCGGGCGTGAGCTCGTCCAGCGGCAGGCCACGCGACACCATCAGATCACGCAACGCCAAGCAATCAGGCCATTCAGCCAGCGGCCCTTGGTTCACCCACACTGCCCGGACGTCCGGGTAAACTCGTCGCACAAGATGATCCGCCACCAACGAATCCACGCCA